CCTATTACACTACAATCAACATATTTAATTACTTCATTTAATATTTTTTGCAACCTTTCATCGCAAGTTGCTAAATTCTTTCTACTTCTTGTACCAAATCTAGGCATCTGATTCAGTCCAATCACTGCCTGATAATTCAGCTAGTATTTCACTATGGTTATAAATATCCATATCATCAAAGCAAGAAGGTGTGTTACCTTCCCATTTTAACAAGGCTTTACTACCATCTAGTGTTTTTCTTAGTGTATCTACAGATGTTTGCATTGCATTTTCTATCATTTCATCTGTTATATCAGATACATTAACTATTACCCATTTTCTATCTTCAAACATTCAATACCCCTTAAAAATCAACTAAAACATATTCGTTACCAACCATATTAGTTAGTGTACCATTATTTGAATTTGTAGACATATCATAAATTGTAGAACCTGCGCCTTTTTCAGTACCATCTCCCATTCTCCACCATCCAACAAGATTGGTCCCTACTCCATTTGCATGGTCATAGGGTTTACCATTATTATATATAGTAGTAACTTCTGCTTGGGATAGTTCTGAATTATATACAGCTACATCAGTTATCATTCCATGTAAATAGACGGTTGCTTGTCTTCCTATCGTTAATTCTTCATCGGTATTTGGAAGACTTTCATAAGTTGGGTCTGAACTTCCGTCTCCTCCATCAGCATCTATCCCTATTTGTACTCCATTAGCATAGAAGAATACTCTATCATTTGTATTAGACCAAGTTATAACATGGTGAATCCACTTATCATGAACAAAATGCCCGTTAGCATAGGTTCCATTCGTATACCAAAAATTCTTTGCATGCCCTAATCTAAATCTTCCTGTGCCAGTATTAGCTGTACTATCCCAATATCCACCAAATGTATCACCAGCAATATTATATGCACCCTTATTTATACCCATCGGCTGCTGAGTGGTAGTTCCCACTGTCTTCATCCAATATGACAAGGAATACACATCATAACCATCCATTAATGTAATATCACCCATGGTAACGTAATCATCGGTACCATCAAATTGTAGTGCATAACGAGTATTTTCTTCTGCACCACCTAATATAGTAGCTTTTCTACTTGGAAACATTAATCTTGAACTAAGCCAACTTTTAAACTAATAGTTGCACCATTATAGTCATTAGCTGAGTTAGTAATGCCCCATACGTACAAACTTCTAGAATCAGATGCTGCTTCTACCACAGCTCCAATGTTACTTTTATGAGCTACTGCTAGTTCTCCCATGTCTACAACATTAGTAACATCTACTATAGCAGATGTATCATCTAAAATCGCTCTTGACCAGTTATCTATATCTCCAGCACCGCCACCATCTACTGCTCTAGTACCTAAAGCATCACTTACAGTACCTAAAACTTGGCTATTTGACGTAAAAACAAGCTTAAAAGCGCCTGTACAGTTAGAACCAGTACCACTTGCATCAGTACTATTATCAGTTAAAACAGCTGTTACAGACTGAAGAATGGCTTTTCCACCCTTTTTAGCTATTGCTTTTGGAAGTTCTGTAGTTACAAACATCACATCACCAGAAGTTCCGTCTCCTGTAAGTGTTGCTGTAACATCTATAGTAACAGCTTGCATATCATTTAGCTTATTATTGTCTGATTTCATGCCAGGGCGTAGTTGAGTTACTGTACTACCTGCATGTGTTATTGTTAAATCACTCATATATTCCCCAATTGTTAGAATTTTATAAAATTTATCAACTTAATATACATAAGTTACTGCTATATTCCAAACAGTTTATTAAGTAGAGTCTATTTACCCCTTACTACCACCTACTATATAGACTCAGATAGCAGTAACTGAGTTAGTTACCGCAAAAGCGCGGGATAAACTTAGTATATATCAACCAATTTTCCAAGAAAAAAATAAAATAATTACCAATAGGGGTCCCAGTTACTACGTTTCCTGAGGATAAACCCACTATTTAGGTTGATTTTCAAAAAATTGGCACGAGAATGCGTGTGGGAGAGATACGTTGACCCGCACCCGTTCATTTCCGCCCTATGGCGACGCTACTACGTTGAAAGCTACTTACGCCATAGGTCAGAAACCACTCACACTGATACAGCAACAGCGTGAGCTTGAACGGTGGGGTCGTCTGCCCCCGCTCATTGTGCAAGCACAATGCTTGCATTGAATTAACCAATTGAATGAATTAACTCATTCAGAAAGCGAGCTTTCAAAATGAATCAATTAATTAAATTACTTAAGTCAATGCTATCTTCTTCAGGGCGTATCGTCATATCGAAGAGTGGTAAGGGTTACAACCTTTTCGGTTTAAACCCTGACACTCTCGATATTCGAGCGATAAATGCCCTGCTTACAGAGCAAGGAATTGCTATGGAAGCAGTTCATTTCCCTGAAGAAGATGTGCCACCTGCAAAGCCAGGTGACTCTTGGACAACCAAAGATGCATCAGTTTATGTTGGTCCTCCATCAGAACTAGCTAGTAGTTCAGATGAAGAACTAACAAGCCTGATGTCATCTTACCAAGAGTAACCTAACTTTACAGGTGTTTGACAGGCCTAGCTTATGCTAGGTCTGTCTTTAATTAGTGTGTAGAAACAGCGGTATTATATATATTACTACACATAAACCATTAATAAGAACCTCAATTATGTGAGATGATGGCTCACGATACAAGCCGAGAAGGTGATGGATGAGCTTTAACTAGCAATCCGTATAGTTGTGATAAAATAAATCAGATTACGACTGCTATCCTCTGCGAGACCGCGTAACATCTTGCTTTGCAAATAATTGAGGTTCTATAACATAGAGCATATAATTCTTGGCCTTTGTGGTCTACTATGGTGTAGGCTGGGCATAATAGGATTATATAAAGACTATCAATTGATTAGTGGCAACTAATAGAAGGACATGGCGGACATAATAGCCGTAACACACGGACCCTGTATTAGTCAATGCTTGCTGATTAGTTGATAGTGCTCTTTTAGAATACAGGGAGGCATATGGCAAATTGGATATATGATACAATTTACATAATAGAAACACTACTTAACATAACTATTAAGTCACTACTGATTATTATAGCATATCGCTTTATTATCAGTAGACTTAAGTTTAAATTAAATAAATAACACCAAACAGTGCTCACAGGCACAGAAAGAGAAACAATGAAAAAGTTAATTAAATTATTATTATCACCATTTTATGCGCTAGGGGCAGTGTTTTTTCCAAGACAGAGATATCCTAGACTAGATAAAGATGTATACAATAAGTTTAAAGAAGTAGAGAGAAGTCTTAAATCTCTTCATCTTCTAAATAATGATGCTCTTAGAAAGATACATACTCTTGAAGAAATAACAACAAATCATTATAAAAGCTTAAATGCTCTTGAAGCTGAAGTAACACTTGATAATAAATTAAGTAAATTAGCATCAGAAGATAGAATTAACAATAGATTAAAGGCTCTTGAAGTTAGAATTCAATCTATCAATAAAAGGCTAAAAGAAGCAGGCATTATAAATGATATTGAACTGATAGTTCAAGCTACTGATGCAGAGCTAGAAGCTATTGAAGCTGATGCTAGATATTCTAGTGACTTTGAAGTAGTTAAACCTAAGCGTAAAGAACCTGATTTTAAAGCTGAACAAAAAGCTTTGGCTAAACAATTATCTAAAAGAGCTGAAGAAGACAAGAAAGAAGGTTATACATTCGTAGATTAATAACGAGGAGTAAAACAGACGGTAATAGTATCTATTATAAATAGGAAACCTGAAGAGTCAATTAAGTTTGACCGTAATAGGTATTATTACTGTTCCTCATAGAAAAAGGAGACAATATGTTATTATGTAGAGATATAACAGTAATAATAACGACAATCTATTAAGAAAAAAGGAGAAATAAATGGAATTTATAGTGCTAGTATTAATGTTATCAGGAACTATAATAGGTATTACACTAATAGTATCCTTATTTTTATGTTTTATGTCTTATACTGATGGACATAAATTCTTATGGTGGAGGGATTAATATGCCTTGCAAATCTTATTATAGCAAACAATTCTTGTGTAAGAGTTGTTTTTGTTATAAACTACCATTAATTAGAAAAGAACACAAAAAGAAAAAGGGAGAAAATAAATGCAAGATTTCAATTGGCCATTCTTAATTACTTGGATTATAATGATAATAACATCTTATTTTACAATTAAACTAATTATATTTATGTTAAGAGCTATCCTGTGAGATGCAACATAAAAAAAGAGGGCGGGTTTCCTCCCAATCCGCCTTCTAAAAAGATAATAAACTCTGAAGGATTCCTAACAGATAAATCTCACTGTGAATGGACTTCTTATTATTCGGAGTATAAAAGATGGGAGAAGTATCTCAAGCCTTTTGAAGAGATATTTGGAGTACCTTTCAGATTCATCGATGAACCAGATGAAGACTACCTTAGAAGAAAAAGAATGGGATTATTACCTTTTATAGAATTAGCAAAAGATAATATACATCCCTTTGATGAGATTAATATTGAGTTGAGAGGAGATACCGTGAGGTCTCACAAGGGCAATAGAACTAAATGACTTTTATTCTTTTTCGGTCTAATCCTTTAGTTCTAATTACATAGCGTTTATGTCCTATTTATAGACTCACAGAGGCTATGCTTACACACTTCCTACATACCGCACATGTAATGGTTCATTCAGTTGTAAGTGTAGCCTCAAAAATTAGAGGTTATTAATGTAATATGCTATAGACCCTCTATAAACTTGGCTGGCATACTCAAGGCAGAAAGATTAAGACACTAGTGGTCTATTATGCAATGTATGCCAAAAATTAAATAAGAGAGTTTTGACGATAATTAAAGAAAGATGAGGCGCTATGTGACGACATAGGCTGGATTGTAGGGTAAGTACGGTGGTATACTATCAATATGGTACTCTAATGCGCAACCAGATAAGTATGGACTAAAGTACAAAAGGGTCATCTTTGAAAAAAAGGATGAGTGTAATCTTTCTTTTAATATTTGGTACCAAGGGAACGACATGAATTAACATGAAAAAGCTCCGTGAATTAGCTATTTACCGAAATATGGATAAATGAGCACCATTAAAGTTCCCAAAAAATTGATAACAGCATAAAAACTCTTTTTTATAATAATATGATGAGTTCGTTTTAGAGCTATAAACGAATGATTTCCTAGCTAATTACTCATTGCCTGGCTGGAAGTTGCAGGAGTTATCAAAAAAATTAATAGGTGAACAACCTAGTTTACCTCAGGACCTGACAAGTTAAATATTGGTGTTGCTTGTCAGGTCTACTTAATAAATAACATCAATAAAGGAGACTTAAATGAGTGTAGCTACGTTTTTCCTAGATTCATACAAAAGAGGAGGCGCACTAGCCACCTTAAATGTAAATGATTACACAAATCTAGGAGATTTATTACAAAAGGAAATGGTTGAAATGAATAATGTTGTTATAGTATTCAAAGATAAGAATGGTAATACTAAATCAGAGGAACCTTCTACAACTATAGAAGAAGGCGATTCAATTCAAATTGCTAATAAAAGTAATAAATCAGGATAGTAATAACAGATAAGTTAACAATTAAAAGAGAGCCAATAACTGGTCCTATAAGTCCTTGTAAAAATCCTTCGCTAAGCCTGGGTTAGGCAAAGGAATATGTGAGGCTCTCTTTTAATAAACAAAGAAACGAGGTAACAATGTTAGAAAGATTAAAAAATGTATTATTAACTATCTTTGAAAGTGATAGAGAATCAATACAAATAATAAAACAAAACATAGGAGAAAATGCTGCAGAGAATTATCCAGCTCCTCCTGAAAATATAGAAGAATTATCAAATAGAATATTAAAAGATGATAATGCTGAAATTATTGATGCGTATACTTGCGAAGAAGATGAAATATATGCTAGAAAAACTATAGAAAAAGGTAGTAATGTATTATTCTTTAGATTTAAAGATATAAGAATTAAAAGAAGGAAAATATTTAGATTTGGAGACTACTATATAAAACTATTTCATTCTGGACTAAATAAATGGGATTTTCTTGTATTAACTAAATCAAGAATAATGCTTGCTGGAGAATTTGCAGATATGTTCTATCCAGCACAACATCCTCATATTCAGAATGGAAGACCTTGTCTTTCAAGTTTCGAAACTCCAATAAGAGCTAGTATAACTAATTATAATATAACAGGATTTATGTGGAATTTTAAATTATACTTAGATAAATGGAATTATCGAAGTCCTTATCATACACCTGAAAGATTTGAATTTAATAGTTATCTTGAATGGGATGAACCTCATTTATTAAATAGTTTAAGTTTAGGTATGATAACTAATACATTTGATTATAAAGAATCGTGCTTAACTACATTTGACATTGAATCTGGAAATGATTTTGTTACTAATAAAAGAAAAATATTTCCATCAGCTAGATGTAAAGCATATGATACAGAACCTTTATCTAGAATAATGTTTGAATCAACTCAGTGGAGAGATATAGAAGGAAATAGACATTTTCCTAATAGTAGCTCTCATTATAGAAGCAATATGTTATCTTATAACATAGAATCTTATCTAAGAAATAACTTTACTTTTGAACATAACCATGATTCAATAGTATTACTTAGAGAATTACATGAGTTATTATATCATATAGGACTAGAAAGACAAGAACAAAATAATCCTACTTTTTCTGATGATGATAAAAATCTTCTTTCAGAAATGATGAAGTTTAAAGATAGTTTAAAATTTTATAAACATAAAACATTTAAATATGAAGAACATCCAGAAATTATTGGTGCTGACTATTATTTATATTATTTACATGATGATATTAGTCTTGAAGATGATATTATAACAAAAACACTTCTTTTAGATAATCTAACTAAAGAACTAGTATCTATAAGAGATAAATGTGATTATGAACATTCTGGTATGATAAGGTTTGAAGATATGCAAAAACTTTGGTTTGAATTACTAAAACCAGAACATTCTGAACCTATATCAATTAATGATTTATTAGTTAAAGCTGCAAACTTACCTACTGATAATGATAAAGAATGTAATAAGAAAAATAGGATTAAAGAGATTGAACTAGAATATCGAAATCTAATACCTATATTAAACAAAATACTTAAAGATAAGAAAATAGAACATTACAAAGAAGAGTTAAGGAGGCTCACAGAAAATGAAAATACAACTAAAATTGACACGCTTAATTTATAAACAAATACAACACTTGCTAGGATTATATCCTAATACAGAATGGAGTGGAGTAGCATTTTATAAAAAAGTAGAAACAAATAAAAGAAACTGGACTACTAAATGGGAATTAAAAGCATTTTTCCCACTTGACTTAGGCAGTACAGCAGCTACTGAATTTAGTGGAGAAGATGAAATTAAATTTCTAGATAAAGCTTATAAGAAATTTCCTGAATTAAGGGAATGTTATCGAGGTTTAATTCATAGTCACCATTCATTAAGTGGAGGTGCATTCTTTAGTGGAACTGATAAAGAACATTTAAAAGAATGTGCTAATCAAGTAGGTTATCCTTCACTTGTTGTAGCTTTACAAGAAACAGGTAGCCCTTTTGCATTTGCTGTAAGCTGGGAAGACCAATTTGGTAAAATAAGTATGACAGAAGCAAAAGATGCTAAAGTTATAATAGATGTACCTGACTATAAACCAACATCTTTATTTAAAGATTGTATAGAAAGCCTTAAAAAGCAAGAGAAAGAGGCAAAGAAAGTTAAAACATACAGTGGTTTTGGTATGCATATGGGATATTTTAGACAAGACCCAAGACAAATAGGTTTGTTTCATAATAATGCACATAAAGTTATAGAACAAAAACATACAGGTCAAATCTATGATTACGATGAGAATATCAAAGATAAAAAGTATCAAAAGTTATTAAAAGCCTATAAAAAAGCAGAAGAAAATTGGATGTCTGTTACTGTAGGTAGTCCTAATTATGAATTAATAGAACAAAGAGCTATAGATACTGAAACAGCTCTAGATAATTATTGTATTGAAAAAGGTTTTAACAAAGAAGAGGGAGGATGGTTATAAATGAATAGATTCTTACGCAATAAAGATATAATCTCGCAAAAGAATCTTAATGAAGTTACTATTATAGGAGCTGGTGGTGTTGGGTCTTGCCTAATACTAGCAGCCTCTATAATGGGCTTTAAAAAGATACATTTATGGGATTTTGATGAACTTGAAGAACATAATCTAAGTACAACTATGTACCCAGAAAGTTTTTTAGGTTTATCTAAAACAAAGGCAGCTAAAGAATTAGTAAAATACTTTGGTTGCCCAACAGAAATAATAGAACACAAACAATGGGGACCACTTGACCCGTTATCACCTTGTGTGATGATGGCTCCAGATAACATGGAAATACGTAAGATTATATGGAGAACATGGACAAGACAAAGAAATAGAAAAGTGCTTGTTGATGGACGTATGGGAGCATTGTCAATGGAAGTCATAACTTGTGACTATTTAAACGATAACTACATAAATACTTGGAAACCTAGCTCTGAAATAGAGGATGAACCTTGTACTGCAAAGCATACAATATTTACAGCTAATATAGTAGCTGGCATAATGTTGTCACAAGCATTTAATGTCTTGCATAAAAGGTCTTATCATTCGTATATTTGGAAGTCGTTAGCCCCTTATATGTCGAAAGAAGAAGGGCTAGTATTACCAATAAACATGGAGAAAACAAGTGATAAAGAAACAGAAACGCAAACCAGTGTCTCTGAATCCGAAGGTACTTCTTCTGTATGGAGCACCCAAAGTAGGTAAAACTACTATGCTCTCTCAGTTAGAGGACTGTTTGATTGTAGATACTGAAAAAGGAACGCAAATGCTAGAAGCATACGTTCAAGAAGTAAATAACAGAGAAGAGTTAATCCAAACTCTTAAAGATGTTATGGAAGGCCATGAGTTTAAATATATAGCTTTAGATACTATTGACAAAGTAGTAGAATGGGCTGAAAAAGCTGTTTGTGCAGAGTATGAAGTTGCATCAATAGCAGATTTAACTTTTGGTAAAGGTTATGCGTTAGCTCGTGAAAAAGTAATGAATACTATCAATGCTTTTAGAGATGTTTGTGACCATTTAATAATCGTTGGACATAGAAAGGTTGCTAGGGCAGTCATAGATGGCAAAGCCCTAGTTGAACCTGAATCTTTAGATATAACTGGTAAGCTGAAGAATCTGATTATGTCAGATTGTGATGCTATCGGTTATGTCTTAAGAGAAGACGATAAACTAATGATTTCATTTAAAGCAGACGAATCTGTAGAAGCAGGTAGTAGATGTGAACACTTACGAGGTAAATGTATACCTTTTGAATGGGATAAAATATATAAAAAGGAGGGTAAGAAATGAGTACGATAAAAGGTTTTAAATCAACACTCAGAAGCAATCCTCATTGCACTAATTTACCACCTGAAGTATGGAATGATATAATGGGTTGGAAAATTGGAGATAAGATTGTATTAAATCCCGATGTAGAAAATAACCTAATAACAATAAGAATAGAAAGAAGAGGTGAAGATGGCGATATTTAGGCCAGAGAGCGGAAGCTCGTCAAGTAATAGCTTTTATGGAATATGTGAAATAGCCATTATAGGTTTTGAAGATAGGTCTTCAGAATTTAAATGGGCTGATATTTACTTAGATATAGAAGTTAAACAAAAAGGAAGTGATTATACAAAACAATTAAGAATAGTAGGAGACTTAGAAAAAACTAATGGTAAAATTAGTGGTGGCTCAGTTCTTAAAAGACTGTATAATTTCTTTGACATTATTGGAGAAAAAGCTGGATTAACAGTAGACGGTAAATGGGAAACTGAAGATGGTGAAGAGATTCATGATATTGCAAGATATTTAAATCAAAAACACGCATCAGAAGTAATACCAGATACTGACCCAGACTTTAACTATGTTGCTTATGTTTATAAAGAAAAACCTAAACAAAAAGGTGGCAAAGTCTATACTAGAGTATTCCACAGAATACAAACCAATGATGATAATGGTAAAAAACAACTTGATTCGGATGTAAAATGGTTTAAAGATAAAAGTTTCTTAAAAGAAGCTAATGAAGAAGACGTTACTCCAACTCAAAATGTTGAAATGTCATCAGAAGGAATCGGAAATTTATAGTGTTTGACTATATTGAAATAGCAGTAGGTAGCCCTCGTAATAGAGGGCGACTTATTGCAAAGAAAGATTTAGTTAAATATATAAATCACGATACACCTTTATTTAGGTCAGTTTATTTATATACTAAAAAAGCAGTAGACTATGCCGAGTCTAACGGTGGGCTAAAGAATTACTTTGGCGAAAGAGCAATTGACTGGATTTTATTAGATATAGACAAAGCTGACAATAGTGATGAATACACATTAAATAAAGCTAGAAATGTAATAAACCAAATAGATGAACTAGGAGTAGATATAAACTATTCTATTCAGCCATATTTTAGTGGCAGCGGTTATCATTTAGCTTTACCTAATAGTGTATTTAACTTTCCAAATAGTGATAACATCCATTATTTGGTAAAAGGGACTCTTAAGAATATCTTTGGAGATATAATAGACAGTAGTATATTTATGAGGACAGGTATTTATCGTATTCAACATACAATAAACAAGAAAACAAACCTTCATAAAATACCTTTAACAGTAGCTGAAATCTTAAATAAAGATTCAGAAACTATTAAAGAACTAGCTAAAACACCAAGGATAGAATATGCTTATAGTGAACTAGTAGGAAATGGAGAGCTAGAAAGCAAAATACTCACTAGAGCCCCTAGAATGACCCAAATACGAAAAGTAGTAGAACCAAAGGACGTTATACCGTGTGTACAAGAAATGTTGTCAAATGGGCCCCAAGAGGGCTCTAGAAACCAAACGCTACTTAGAATAGCTAGTCATTTCTTCAGACATGGTATACCTAGTGAATATGCTAAAACTGCTATTTTACATTGGAACAATAATAGTTTAAATGAAAATAGTGTGGTCGAAAAAGTTGAGTATGTTTACAATAGAGGGTATAGATTTGGTTGTCAAGATGAGATAATGTTAAAGCATTGTAAAACTAGATGCATACATTTCAAAAGAAAAGACTACCTTATAGACGTTATGAGTTCAGATGATTTACAAGAAAAGTTAGAAGAAAGAATGTCAGCAGATTTTGATGGACGTTCTTTACCTTTAGCTGAAATGTTAGGTATAAGTGAATCGGATACAGAAATATATCCAGGAGAGTTAGTAACTATATTTGGACCTACAGGTTCAAGTAAAACTACACTAGCTCAGTGCATAGCATTAGGAGTTGATTTTCTTAATGATGATGTAAATCCAGATTGGCAAATACCTACATTGTATTTATCTTTAGAGTTATCAGCTTGGTATATGCATAGAAGAAACATGCAAATAGTATCAGGCTTAACTAAAGAACAGATAAACGATAATCCTAAACAAGTTTATACTGAACATAAAGATAAGTTAAATCATATGGCCATTCAAACAATACCTCCTAATCTAGAACAAATACAAGCAAAAGTCAAAGAATTAAGACCAGCATTAGTAGTAGTTGATTATATTGATTTAGTAGAAACTCCACCTCACGTTAGAGGAGAGTATGAACAAATTAAATATATATCACATTCACTATCAAGTATGGCTGTAAATAATGATTTGATTATAATTCAGGTATCCCAAGTTTCAAGAGAATATTCTAGAAACGAAGTTCTTGACTTATATGCTGGTAAAGGTTCTGGAGCAATAGAAAACGCATCTCGTAAAGTGATAGGCTTAAATGGCCAAGCTAATTCATCAGATAAAACACTTGAAGTATTAAAGAATACTGACGGAGAATTATTTAAAACTGATTTAGAATGGCAGCCAAGCTTTAGATTAAGGAGAAAAGTATGATTTCATTTAATTCAAATAAAGGTATGCTTATAGATACCGTATCTATGATAATAAAGATATGGAAATTTCAGTTTGCTATTTATTTGGGAAAGGAAAAAAGTAATGCCGAGAAGACCAAACAGAAACTCAAAGAGTCAAAAAGTTATGATGCATTTGCTTAAAGGTAAAACTTTAAATCAAGCACAAGCAGCTAAACTATTTGGAGCTTGGAGACTATCAGCTATTATATTTAACCTTAGAAAGAAAGGTTTTGACATTGTCACAACCCAGAATACTAGAGGTATACATAAAGGCTTTGGTAGATACCAAATGGTTAAAACTCCGACTGGACAAAAAGTAGGTAAATAACAACCTAGTTATGAATACCAAAAATTCCATTCGGAAGTCGCGTAGTCCAAGAGTATGGGAGGAGAAATTCATGAAGAAACTTCTCCCTGCTCACGGAACGCATGCAAAGAGAATGTTTCACAGATTAATGAAGAAATCATCTACTTTAAAATCTTCACTAAAAAAACGAAGTAAAGAATATGAAGTAGAGTTTAACATATCTTTAACTGAAATACGTCAAATGTTATACTTTGCATACAGTAAACCTTGCAGATACTGCAAAAAGAAACTAGATGTTACTAATATGGTATGTGACCATAAACTTCCATTATCTAGTGGAGGAGGCTCGTTCAAGAGAAACCTTCAAATGATATGTGCATCTTGCAATACTAAGAAAGGTCCACTTACAGATAAACAATATAAAATATTTCTTAAGTGGATAGGTAAACAAGATGAACAAGTAAAAAATTACATACTTAGAAAATTAGCAAAATCAGATGTTTTTAATTAGGAGATAAAATGAAGAGACCAAGTCAGAAGGAATATATGCGTAAACTAAACGCAAAAAGAAAGAAAAAAATACTAGAAGCAACCAATGATGGTCGATGTTGGTGGCTATATCAAATGCTAATACATAATTCTAGACAATGTAGGACTAGTAAATGAAGAAATTAAACAAGTTAGATACAATGGTTATAAATTTCCTTTGGTTTTTTGGATATAAACCTGCTAAATTAGCTAATCTATTCAAAGTATCAATAAGGACAATTTATAGGCATTTATGGAAATAACTGACTGTTTACAATGTGGAAATATCGTTTCAGGTGGCGACTGTGGTTACACATGTTCGACATGTGGTTATAGCGAAACTTGAAGCGATATTACACCAAGATTGAGTTCAATCAAAACAAATGGTGTTAGCAAACAATGGGTCAGGAGACTTAATGAGAAAACTATTAATAGACGAATACCTACAAAAGACGAAGATTAAAAGACACGAAGGAGAAGGGCGTTGGTATTCACAAGGACAAAGCAATAACTGGAAGCCTTCAGTAACAACAATCATAGGAGAAACCTGTTCTAAAGGTAAATTCTTTGATGAATGGTTAATGAAGAATGGTTTGAACGCTATCAAACTAAGAGATGATGCAGCTGCACGAGGTACATCCGTACACGAAAACATAGAACTTTTACTAGACAGAGAAGAAATAATCATTAATGATGAATTTATTCAGAAGTCATTAATGTCTTTCGAAAGATGGTATGAAGAAATTAAGCCTACAGTGATAACGAAAGAACTATTCCTATATCACAAAGACTTACCTTGGGCAGGTACTCCAGATATAATAGCGACAATCAATGGACGTTTATCTATAATAGATATTAAAACAGGAGACTATCGTAAGACACATGAGATACAGCAACTAATGTACATGGACTTATGGAACTTAATATTCCCTGAATGTCAAATAGAAGAGATATACGGACTTTACTTAAAAGGTAAATGGATAAAAGAACCTAACTATGGGTTTAGAAAGTTTGATAAAAAGAATAAAATACATCATAAAGTATATGATTTATGGTGCTTTTTAAACTTCCCTTATGGTAAACCTAAGCCTAAACAAAAAGCTAAGCTTAAGGAGGTGTTTAAACTTGGAGATACAAATAGTAGAAAAAGCATTGAACAAATGCTGTAGAAAAGTAAGAGAGCTGGCAAAACAAGTTAGCTCTCTTGAAAAAGAACTAAAAGGTGAAAAACAACTTCGCAAAAAAGCCGAAGAGTATACAAAAGAACTCGAAGGCTTTTTGGCGAAAGAACAAGGAGAGTAAATGTTACTAGACATATTTTTAATAACAGCAGTAACTTCAATCTCTGGTTTTATATTATGGACACTAATTTTAAAACCAGTATTAGAAGAAAAACAATTATGGAAGAAGGAGAAGTCAAATGGCAAGAAAAGGAAGTAAAGGCAAACCAACTAGAAAAGATATAGATACAGCTATTCAAAAAATCTTTGAAACTATAAATTATATAGGTTCTAAAATAGATTACTTAGATACATTTGCTAAGTCTACAGATTTAGCACTTGAATTATATGTTAAATATAATAATGATTCAGATAAGTTTAAAGACTATATAGAACAATGGAATAAAGAGCAAGAAGAAAAAGCTCAAAAAGAACTAGGTGAATCAGCTAAAAAAGAAGCAAATAAAAAATTAAGTATTCAAGAACCTAAAGAAAATTTAGACCATACAGAAGCAATAGGTAATCCTGTAGAAAAAAATGTAGCAAAAAAATAATTTTATACTTATATTAAATTATGGAATTTTGTGATAAATGTGGTGAAGAAATAAATAATTTAGAACCTTGTTTTAAATTGACTTATGGATTTTGTCACGATGAAACTTTTATGGAAGACAGTTTCTTAGTAATACATTTAGATTGTATATCAGACGATATGCTTGTAGCTAAAACATTAGAGCATATAAGAAAAAATTAACTTTCAAATACACTTTAATATCTAGGATGATAGGCATCACCCTCTTTTATTTTCTTTGCCATACCTTGTAAATCCCCTAACGGAAATCCCATTGATTTCTCTAGTATTCTACTAGGGTTTTCTATCAAATTACCTTTAGCAAGTGGAGATACATCTCTTACCATTCTTCCAAATGGTAACATAGTATACACATGATAATGAGCTAATTTTTCATAGTCATTATCTAAAAATGCTCTTAATCCCGCAACAGGAAGTCTCATTATAGGAGGAGTAACAATTTGTAAGGGAGCTATAGCACTAGGCCAAGTTCCAAAAAAGGCTTTGTTTCTCTCTTTTTCATCACCGAATATCCATTCAGAAGTATCCTTTAACCAGTTGTAAGGAGCTGGTAAAGCACTATCAAATAAAGAATAAGCAAATGCATTAGCAAGAGCTAAAACAAACAAGTCTGTTTGCATTGTTCTCTTAAACCTCTCAAATTCAGCAGTACCTCTTCTATATCCCCTTACTTTAGCTTCTCTTATAACATCATTTCTAAACCTTACAGCATTCCAAGACCACAATTGGAAACGAGTCATCACCTTACCAAGAGCTGTTCTGGCAAAAGCTGGTCTATATGGAGCACTATATAAGAACTGTGTAGCTTTAACACCTTTCTTAGCCATTTCAATTAAGAATGGATGGTCTGGATTTTTTATAGCTCCACCAAATCTTTCCCAAGCTTTAATATAATGAGCCATAAACGCATCTCTACGAAGAGCTCTTTCAGGAACAGACATAAATTTAGCTGCTTTATTCATTATACTTTCACTAACTTTATGTTTACGATTTATATCTCTTAAAGTTTCCTTATCAACTTCACCAGTTTTAGTTATTTTAGCAGATAAATCTTTAATAAATGCTTTTACATTAGTAGCTTGAGCTTCTCTAGACAAACCTAGTTCAGCAATAATGAATTCTGGTAATACACCATGCTTTACAACAAACTTATCAACATCAGTTAAAGATTCCCAATTAGGATTTATTTTTTGTAAATCACTTATACTTCTTGCTTTTCTTAAATATTCTAAACCCGTTGATTGTACAGTATGTAAAGAACCACCAAATATATTAGCTACAGCAGACTTTGGATGAGCAAGTAAAGACATTAATTCGAATTTAGCTTCAAGATTAGACCAATGTCGTATATCATTATAGTCAATTCTTTCAAGGTCTTCTTTAACAGTAAGTAAATTTTTACCTCTTAATCCTAGCTTTTTAGCTATTTTATTAGCTTTTTCTTTAACTTTATTATCAGCCCACCAAGCATAAGGAGTACCTTTTACTTTCATTTTAGGGTCATTTAATATAAAGTCAGGTATAATACTAGGACTTCCCATAGATTCAGATATATAAAGTTTTAACCAATTTTGCCATCTGGTTAATAAAGATGTATTATCGCCATAATCTTTAATTTTATGCCATTCATGAGGCTTAGACATAGCCTTTTCAGTAAATTTATTTAATAAATCACGAGACATAATTTGAGAGAATTGTTTATAGTAAGTGTTTATTTGATTACGAGTATATGATTCAGCAGCAGCCGCATCAATAGACCATCCTCCAACATGAGACATTCTATGATGCATAGAACCTGTCATTTGATTAGCATTATCAAATGCACTAATAGGGTCAGTACTTTTTTTCTCTTTTATATTTTGGACAGCTTTATCAAAAGCATCCCAATTTTCTATCCCTTCCATCCAATCACCAGTAAGAGTCTTGTGTTTAGTAAGTAGCTTTTGTATTTGAACAATCTTATCTTCTTTTGACATAACATTTTCAGGTAAATTCTTTATATAGTCATGAGCCCTTTTCAAAGCATCCATAGCTTTAGATTTGCTAAAGAACATATGAGGATAATAACCTTCTCTAATTCTACGAACAGTAGGTATTTCAAATTTTAATAGCTTAGTTAAAAGCTTTTGATTGCCTAAGATTTTAGCTTGTTCAATCATCATAGACCTAGAAATATGTCTTAATGGAGTTAGACCATATTTAAGAGAGATACCTTTACCTGCATTAAAGTCTTTTAACACATCCTTTATAAAAGCTTTATGGTCAATTATAGGCTTTTCTTTTATATTTTTATCATAATAACCTAAGGTATATTTATCAAGAACACCTGATTCACCTTCAATTGTTTTAAACATTTCCTTAAAATGAGCATCATAGACTTCTTCAACTCTTTTAACTATATCACTTCCCTTTAAAGTTTCTCTTTCACCTTTAGTATTAGTTACGATATACTTCTTATCTTTTTTATTTATATAATCAGATTTTTTTAATTCTTCCTTGTATCTTAATCTATACTCATCAGCTTGAATACCTTTTAGTTCATTTGGTATATGTTCACTATTGAATATTCTTTCTATTTCAGCTGTTTCAGCTTTAGCTACAGCAAGTCTTCTTAATGCTTCACCATCTGATAGTCCTTCTAAAAATCCAAGTTTTTTTCTTAAGTCACCAACAAGTCTTTCACCTTCTTGAACACCTTGTTCTGACATTCTTCCAAGAATTTTTTGAGCTGCTGATATTACATTGGTAGGCTTCATTATTACACCACCTTTTTCAGGCACTAATCCTTTTTGTGTTTTAAATATACCTTTACTCTTTAAGAACATTATCTCATACTTCATCATTTCTCTTCCAACAGTAGCTGGAAATTGCCACCAATATCTTTTTCTCATATCAGGAGTTTTCTCATTAAATAACTTTTGCCATATAGTTCCACCTCTAACTTCTTTAAAGTAAGCATTCATATCAGCAAAATCAGCTAAGTTCATAGCATTTAAATCTTTTTCGAACATTCCTCTAGTTAAAGCATTTAAGTCTTTCCCCATTTTATTATTATAAAACTTTAGATTCTCTGCAAGTTCTGTAATTATTTGCCTTTTTTCAGGAGTTAATACAGATAAATCAGCTTTTTCTAAACCTTCAAAACCTGAATATATTTCATCAACTTCAGTTCCTTCTACTTTCTTATCAATAAACTCTTCATTAACAGTTCCTTCTTTACGTTTATTCGCATCCTTTACTTCAGCATCAAGTTCAGTTGGTTTATCCCAAGATTTACGCATAACTTTAGAAAACTCTCCAAAAAATTCTCTTAAAACTTTACCATCAACTTCCTGAGAAGATAGTCCTAGTTTAGAAACACCAGTCTTTGAACCTTTCATTTTTAAACTATGCAATAAATCTTCATATAAAGGGTCTTTTCTAAGTTTCTTACCCCATTCTTTATCTAGCTTATTTATTTCACTAAGCTTTCCTCTTCTTAAAGAACCTAACATAAGTATATCTGTAAGTCTTTTCCCTTCAGGACTTAACTTTTGTTTAAAGGTTTTAAGTTCAGCATCTATTTCAAGCTGGTCTTTTAATGCAGATATATCTTCAACAGGAGTTTCAAATTGTTTTCTTCCCCCAGGAAAAACTTTCTTTGTTTCTTCTTTCCCATAAAGTTTCTCATGAGCATTATACATTTCTCTAAAAAATTCTCTATGCTCAGGGTCCATTTTATCTAATCGATTAAAGGAGTCCATAAAATTACGTCTATTTTTAGCCATTAAATAACTTTGTTTCTTTAATTTATCTGTGAATCTATGTATCTCTTTAAATTCATTTTTAGAAACTTTACCAGCATCTTTAGCTAATAGTTTAACTGTAACCATATCTGTTATATCATTTACTAAAAAGTCTTCTGAAAGGTCTCTTAATTTCTCTAGAACAAATTTTCTTTTTTGAATATTCTTCCAAGTATTATCTTTAAGTTCACCTGCTTTAAGCTTATGAGAAAAATGAGTCCCCTTTAATGCTTTAACAAAAGTTGTATAATTCTTTGAAACAATATCAATAGCATTGTCATTGTATAAATAAAATTCTTTAACATTTTTTACGTAGTTATTTAATGGAACATCTATAGTACTTCTTCCTAATAATTTAACCAAATCAGGATATTTTTTAATTAATTCAGTATGTTCTTTATACATATTTTCTAATGATGTAAGGTGAGCTCTACGATAAACCGAATCAGAATAGTCTATCTTATTAGCGATACTAGCTAATTTAGGTAACATTGTATTTCTAAAAGACTCATTACCAAATGTAGTTTTATCTGTTACACCTGCTGTCATCATATTAATTTCATGCATATTGAAATTTCTATCAGCAGACCAATTTCTACTGAACATACCTTGGTTCATTTTTCTTAACTGATTATACATACCATTATAAGATAAAGAATTAAAATCTTTTTCAGTTAATCTAACTTTTTTACCATCTTTAGTTACGTTAAAATAGGAATCATATAATTTAACATACCAATTTTTATAGTTTCTTAATCCTGCTTCATCTAAAGGGTCAGATGCAAAAGCTATCATAGAAGAGGCTAGCTTTCTTGCTTTGGTTATATCCTTTTTAGGTGTTACAATAATCTCTTTTTTATTTTTCCCTTTACCTATAAAGTATCTATCTTGCCCTTTTTCTAATAAAGAATTATGAAATGCTTTTAATAATTGAACATTATTAGAAGCTGAACCCAATTGATTCCTTCCATCTCTAGCTCTTTCTGAAATCATAACTCTCCAACCAGGCATGTATTTCCAAGCAGCACTATCTCTTACTTTAGGGTCTATACCAGTTTCTGATATACTATCTTGAAGCGTTAATTCTTTTCTTACTTTTTCATTTTTATTATCGTAAGTATATTCAGCTTGACCTCGGCTAGATTTTAGTTCATTCAGTTTCTTTTGTAAATAAGCCCAAGTTTTAGGCGCTTTAGTTTTTAATTGAGCTCTACCAGTACCAAGCCCATCTTTTGGAAGAACTACAGTTTTATCCTTAGGCACAGAATTAAAAGCTTTATCTATAGCTTTTATATTAGCATCATATTCTTTGTCAGTCATAAATACTCGTGGACTTTTTTTAGTCGGAATACCATAAGCATTAGGCTCATCTCTTATAATAGCTTGACCAGCCCCAGGTCCTCTTCCAACTTTTGCTAAATTATCTCCAAACAAATACACTTTATCTGGATTTGCTTTTAATAATGAAGGAGAAAATCGTGAGATAGTTTCTAATTCTCCACCTTCATAAAACTCTTCTTTATTAGCTCTAAATGCATCTTTCCAAGACTTTTTAAATCCATCACCTTTTCCGCCTTTTCTACCACCAAAGAAGATAAACGCTTCATCTCCATCAAGGTCAGCACCACCTTCAGCTTTCATAGCTCTTGAATGCATCATTATACCATGACCTTTTCTTCCAGTAAATCCTCCAAAATGCATTACTTGAGCACCACTAGTAGAATCCATAGGAACACGAACAGTAGCAGCTCTTAATATTTCTTTAGCATCAGCTCTATGAACCCATTTTTTACCCTTACTAACATATGCTTCCCATAATTTACCTAAAGTATTAAATTCCTTTCCTAAATGAGTATCTAGTTTTAAATCTCTATAAGACTCATCTAAAAAGAATATATCATCTCTTGTTTCAAGTTCTTTAAATTCTTTTTTAGATTGAAAAAACTTATCATAACCTCTCATACGAGCTACAGCTGAATTTTTTATCTTAGGTTTTGATAAATTTTCCATTATATAATTTCTAATAACCTGAACTCTAAAAGGTCTGACATATTTATGTAAAAATATAGGAGTAATATCTCCATCACGACCTGCAGCCTTCTCTTTTGTAGACCATATATCAGATTCTTTAATTAATCTATCTGTTGCAGTATTAAATTCAAGTAAATTATTTTCTACTTCTTGCATTCTTTCAGCAGACATTTCTCCAGAAGCTACCATTTCACGTAAAGCTTCTCTATTAAATTTCATTAGCTTAGCATAAGCCAAATCAGTAAAATCATTATGACCATGTTTAATAGCATGTAACAAATTATCTATTCCTACTTTGTCAATATTGTCTAGTAATTCATTTAACTTTTCTTTCCTAGGATTATTTATATAGTTGTCTAACATATTATTATAAGCATCTTCTCCCCTAAATCTTTTATAAACTGTTTCAGTAAAGAAATCATTTATTAAATCATTAGAGAACTCTGAGAAAGCATTCTTACCCATAGCCATAAATAGCTGCTTAGGAATACGTTTAGGGTCTAACATATGAGCATCTTGTTTAACTGAGTAGTTATATTTTATATGCTCTATAGGAAGGGAATACTCAGGAGAGCTATATTTTAAAGACTTTCCATCATAACTATATGAACCTATTTTTCTATCACCAGCTTGTTTAACTGCTGATTCTTGCATTATAAAATGTAATCCCTTCTTTTGCATAGCTCTAGTTGCTTCTCGGCCAGCAGAATGCATCATATATTTACCAAGCAATGCTCCATTATTACTATCAGGACTAACAATAAATGATTTATTTTGCCCAGAAGGTGGTTGTCCAGCATCTGCATTTATAGCATCAACAATATCATCTCTAACTATAATCATACCATCTACACTTGTAGGGTCGTCACTATTTTTATCAGTTAGCTTTATTCTTCTCCCTAATTCTTTATCAACATCTTTAACTATAATATATTTAAATGAATCTTGTTTACCTTGAACAACATCTAAAGCAACTTTATTAGCATGATTTTCTCTTTCAGGACCTTTAGGTAAAGCTTGATTTTCTTTAGTAAAATGAGCTCTTTCATGAGCGATTACAAAGTTTTCCCATTGCTTATAAGTTTTAAAAGCATCTTCAGGTAAAGGGTCAACACCTTTCATCCTAGGTTTTGTCCAAGCTTTTTCCTTGAATTTCTTTTTCATTAAATCTTTATCTATATATATTTCACGAGTTTTACGGTTTGTTCTTGCTGCGGTATATACATCAGGCTGAAGGGCTGAAGTAATTTTAGTCTTATAAATAACAGGTATATTTAATTCGTCTAATTTTGTTATCAAATCATTTATAAAACCTTTTTTACCTGACCTAGTTTTCATAAAGTCTTTAACAAATTCACGGTCTGCTTTCCATCCAGGAGTAAACCATATTTGATTTCTTTTGTTTAAAGCAGTTGCATTAGGAATAAACGTTTTATTGTCTCTAAAAAATTTAGAAACTGTATCATTCCATATCTTTGCTTTTTCTAATCTAGTACCAACTTGTAAGTCAGGTCTAAATCCATTCATTTGAATATCATAAAGAAGGTTAGAATAATACATATCCTGAACTTTATTACTTAATCCATATGTCTTTTTAAATAAAGCCATTCCATCTTTTATTTGTTTTATCCCTTTTTGTCCTAAAGATTTTTCAACAGCTCTTTTAAATAATCTCATTTCAGATTTATTAGTTAGCATAGGATTCATTTTAACAAATGTTATAGCATCAGCATCTCCTCTACCTCCAAAAGGATAGTAACCTTTACCTAACATCTTCTTAAAAACTTTCTTTATATAAGAATAATAAGGAGTACCAGTAAAGTCATCTCTTTCTTCCATTTGTCTATATCTAGATAGGCTTAAGTCTTTATAAGCGCCATCCTTACCAGAGGTTATAGTATCAAAAATAACAATAGGAGGTTCTTTATCTGTTTCCTTGCCTCCTAATTCTAAAAATACTTCCTCTAATCGTTTAGTAGGTTCATTAACTAATTTTTTATTACCAGCCCTTGTAATAACTCTATCTAAGGGGGCAATATATATACCTCTATCATCTGCTCTTAAATATCTAACTTGTTTACCAAAGCTTTTTAAAGTTAACCATTGTCTTAAATTTCTTTTTCCTTCAGCTCTTATAGATATATCTTCGCCTTGTTTTTTTATTGTTGACTCAAATTCATTAATTATTTCTTCAACTTTAACCCTTGAACCTTTTTTAGAATATTTAGGTTTATTTACTATATCTTGTAAAATACTCGCAAATTGGGCCTTTTTAGTGAGTTTCATTACAGGTGTGTACCCTGCATCGTCCCAAAGTTTTTTTGCGTATTTATCTATAAAATAAACAGATTTCTTTTCTAATTCCCTACCAGATATCATTCCAATATCATTGCCATCTTGAGTTTCAGAAGATTGTAATTCTTCTTCCTTTACTGTTGAATAGGCTTCATCTTTCATTTCTTTTCTAATTTCATTAAGTTGTGCTGCAACTTTTTGCGCTTCTTTTTTAGCAGAAATTCTTTGAGAATTAGATAAATCTGGATTCTTAGAATCTTGAATATGAATATCTAACTCTTTATCTAAAATAACTTCTTGTTCTGATAATTCGTTTAGTCTTTTTAAACGTTCTGCAGGTATAACTGATATATCTTTTTCAGAAATTGCTTCAGCTTTTCTAGTAACTAAAGGTTTTTTCTTTCCAAAAGTAACCGCATATATATCTTCTATTGCTTTTCTACCTTCGTTACTTAATTTTCTTGTACCTATACCAGCAAAACGCTTTACAAGTTTAGGTGTCCTATCAAGCATTCTAAACTTTTTAAGTTTATAATCATATCTATGCCATTTCTTTGAAGCTGTGTCCCAAGCATAAACATGTTTTTTTCTTGCATCGATAGCCATTTGAGTAGCCCAACCACTACCGCCTTGTAGTTCAGTTCCTCCTTTAATAATTTTACCTAAAGCATAAATTCCTCTAGATGTCTTTACTTGCCACCAATTTCTTTGTAAAAGTTTTTGTGTAAACCCTTTAGCTTGTTTCCCTTTTAATCTATTTAAACTTTCATCTGCCTTTTTAATTTTTATATTAGCTTCTGCAAGTTCAGCTTGATTTAATTCTCTTATTTTTCCAGCGCCTCTACTAGTTTTTTGCCCTTTAAAAGAGTAGTGAACAAATGGAACTTGATAATTTTTTCCAACTATAGCCCAATAAGCATCAGAACCTCTTGATGCTCCAGATATACCATGATGAAGAACTTGGTTAGGGTCGGTTAATCTAATAAGTTCTTGACCGCCAACAACTTTCTTTAATTCGGTAAATCCTTGTGGAGTAGGTAGTTTAGTATTCTTATCTAATATACCCATTTCTTTCATTAATAAATGAGCAGCAGCACTTCTTTCATCAGCATTTCCATATGCTTTTTCTGCTAGTTCTTTAACTTCTTTTTGAACTTCAGGCTCTAAACTTTTCCATTCCTTTAAAAGACGTGGGTCTCTAGTAATAGCTAGTTCTGGATTCTTCTGAGCTTGTTTTTCTAAGGATGCCATAGTTTTAGCTCCCTTAGCTTTATACCAAGGCATTTCTTTACCACCAAAATAAGCACCTAATAAATATTCATATACTTGCTCAGCAGTAGTTGCTCCTCTTGCAGTAGCAGGTAAACCCATAAATAAAGAACCTGCTAAACCTCTTACTATTTTATCAGCATCTTTACTTCCTGTGTTTACAAAATTACCCATAGCTCTGAATGCACCACCAGCAACAGCTCCACCAAAAGCCGAATGCATCATAGCATCAACTCCTTGTGTCCAAGAACTAATAGCACTAGCAGCTCCAAGATGAAATGCACCTTCAGCCATATGCTTTGCTTTAGGACCTAATAAGAATTTGGTGATTGTTTTTGTAGCATCTCCCTTACCTTTTATAGCTGTTTCTAAAGCAGGTTTAACAATCTTTTTAGCTTTTTTAGTTAACCAATTAGCACCCATCATAGGAACTGACCTATTATTTAAAGCCATAGCAGCTTGAGCTAAAGCAGGAACTCTTAACGCTTTTAAAGGTCCAGCAGCTATACCTGGAGCAAACCCTGCTAAATGCCCTATATTCCTAATGATTGCTTCATATTCATTATCAGGAGGGTCTCCTATATCCATAGTTGTAAAACCAGATAAGAAACCTTTACCAAATTCAGACAAAGCTCCCATTATACTAAAATCTCCCTTATGAAAAGGGACATTATATAATACAGCATGCTTCTGCATATTGTCTACTTGTTGTGGGGGTATTAATGTAGGATTTTTTTTGTATAAACTAATTAAATCCTTTAGATTTTTTTCACTTAAATTAGGTTGAAATCCTTCTTCAGTTGCAGCATTATCACCTATAGGAGTATACGTATTAGGTTGTGAAGAAAAGTTTGGATATTGATACCCAAGATTTATAGGCATAAGAACCTCTTAATAAACTGTTGGAGTTTGGGATTCTGGAACTTCAGCATCTGGTTCATCTCCTGAGAATAATCCTGTCGCGTACTCCTTACCTGCTCCGTATAATTGCTGTGCTCCACCTGCAGTTTGCATCCAAGCAGCTGGACTTAGACCTTTGCTTCTAATAAGACCAAGAATACCTCTTGTAAGTAAGTAGCCTCCAGTACCAACTCCAGTAACATCACCAGCTATCTCTGCTTCTTTATCTTTAACACCTACCTTCTTTAAGGCTGTTTCAACAATTCCAGGAGCAACATAAGCTGCTATATCACCATAGCCACCCATTTTACCACCACCTGGTTTAAACCATTTTCTAGCACTCCATCTAGTAGGAGGTTCTTTTATTTTAGATATTTGATTTGTGTATTTTGTGACAGCTTTCTTATGAGTTGCTATATCTTTAGTGTGTTTCTTTTTTGATTTGTCCGTTCTAGCTCTTTTTTGTTTTTTTTCAGAATCAGCTAATTTTTTCTTTGCATCATCAAGAAGTTTCTGTGATTTAGATTTAGAAGCTTCATAAATATCTTTAGCCTCTTTTGTTGGAGACATAGCAAAGTCATAAGCGGCTTTACCACCAAACAATAAAGGAGCTGCTAACCAACTTTTTTCTCCTATCATATCACTTATACTAGTTTCTCTTTCAGGATTATAATGAGATATAAATTGATTACCTTCAGGAGAACCATCGCCAGCAGCAGTTATAAGTTTATTCCTTAGTTTAGGATTTTCTTGTAATGCATCATGAATTTTATCTAAAGGGATACCTCTTAGCTCAGCATTTTGTAAGTGACCTAAATACTGATTATCTTGAACCTTTTTCATCATATCATAGTTATTTTTAAAAGTTAAATAATTAGCTTTTAATCCTCTCGATTGAGCTCCCCTTTGAAATTTTGACCATAATTCGTTTAATGAAGGAAGTTCATTGCCTCTTCCAGTATAAACAACTTTACCTGCATCGTTTTCTATAAATTTTCCACTGTTACCACCGTATAAAGCTTGCTGTTGACCCCAGTAATTTTCCATATATCTTTGAGCTTGTTGCTCTTTTAATTGATTTATTTGTTGAAAGTATGACATTATTTTCTATCTCCATATGGACCTGGCCATTTATTTTCTGTTGCTAAACCGTAAGCACTTTCGTACCATTTAGGAGTATAATTTCCACTTAATGTAGGGTCAGTTTCATTTGCTAAATCATCACTAGCTAAAGTTCCTGATTGGTCACTGCCTTCTTTTGAAGAAGGAGCAGTTAGTCTTAGTTTATATCCTACAGGAAGTTTATATGCATCTTCTTCAGTTAAATTATTCCATTCAAGAATCTTTGGCCAATGAACACCCCATTTTCTACCGATTGCATCTAGAGTATCTCCTGGTTGTAACACGTATGTATCAGGTTTATTCGTAGCTATAACTGTACCATCATCGCTAAAACTATAATTAGCAACCTCATCTTGTTTAGTTCGATTACTTAGTAAATCTCCAATAGCTCCTTTTAATTGAGAGCCTGCCCCTTTTAGTTCATCGCCTACTCCAGTTACTAATCCAGCCCCTTTTTGATAAACATTACTTGCAACATTTGATACTCCTTTTCCTACTTGTTGAAATATATTTTGTCCTGGAAGTTTTCTTGAAACAGTACCTTTATCTGTTTGATAAGTTCCACCTGTAGGTCTATAAGTATCTCTATGAAATAAAGCACCTAACATACTTTTTGGAGCTTTATATTGCAACCCTTCTGGACCTTTTATACCAAGTCTCCAAGCGTTATCTAAATCTGTCTCAAAAATTGAAGCATCTCCTGTTCCTGAAACTCCTGTATCAGTTTTTATCCCAAAAGGTGAAAATATTTCTTCTCCTGTTCCGCCTCCATATGCCTGGTCTGATTGTCCTCCAGTTATAGCAGATAAATCTGAACTCCATTTATCACCTTCTTTATATTCTAGTTTACCACTAGAATCATACCTCATTTGAGTTCCTGTTTCAGCTAGTTGTAAAAGAGGATTATCAGCTACAAAATCTTCATAAGTATCATAAGTACCTTTACCTTCGTCTTTATACCAACTTCTACCATAACCTCTAATAAATTCATCAGCATCTTTTGTTGATATATCTGGCCTACGAGTAATTTCATGCAATCCTAATGCTGCCATTTCAGTCATCATTGCATTCATATCATATGTATTCTGAGCTCTTTGAAGAGCAGGAGTTTGTAAAGGTGTCCAATCTAACGCCATTAACCTAATCCTCTCATATTTTTATTTTGCATATAATTCTTCATCATCAATTCTTGTAAAAGACCACCTCTTTGTGGAGGAGATAAAAAATCTGTACGAGTATTTATAGGATTTGCCTTCTGAACTTGTCTTTGAGCTGCAGAAGGAGATGGAAAACGATAGTTACTTAAAGCTTCACTAACACCTGTCATTACTTTATCCCAATTAGTACCATCATCAGTAGATGGATTAATGCCAGGCATAGAAAAATTAGATGTAGGCATTATTCTCTGACTAAATTCATCAACACCTCTTGAAATTAAATTAGGAGAATTTCCTATAGAAAATGGGTTGTTAGCTGGTGTATTGTTCATTCCTGCGTTAGTTCCTACAGAGAATGGATTATCAGTTTGTGATATTCCGAATGTTCCTGCTGGAACATTTTGACTATTTGCTATTGAAAAATTATTATCATTATATGCCATTTTTTATGCTGCGCCTCCACCACCAAAAATATTCAATCCAGCATTTAAAAGGCCCATAGCCATTCCTGAACCAGATTGTTGCTGTTGTTGTGCTAACATAGCATCATTTTGAATTTGTCCTTGAGCCATTGTTTCTCCGTAAGCTCTTAAGTTTTGGATGTAACTATCCATTAAAGATGTTCCGAATTTTTTATTTTGCAAAAATTGGTCTTGAAATGCTTGCTCTGATTGAACAGAAGCAGCTTGTGTTGCAGAGGCTAAATTCTGATTTGCAACACCACTAAATCCACCTAATCCACCACTAGCCAAATTACGCCTATTCATTACATCTTGCATACCTACAAAATCCATAGCTTGATTTCTTATATCTTGACGCTGGGATTGATTTGCAACACTAAAAGGGTCTATATATTCTTTAGACATATTTTGGTATTCACTTATAGAACTTTTCCATGGTTCCAAATGTTCTTCAACTCTACCTGAAACTCCAGCCATAGTATCTGCAGCTTTATCACTAGCAGAATCATTTAAAAGATAGGAACCAACTGCTATAGCAGCTTGTATCCAAGGGAATCTTTCTGTATATCCAGTATGAGGATTAGTAGTTCCAGAACCAGATGCTTTAGTAGCTAATTGTCCTAATAAACCATAGTTATCTATCCAATGAGCTTCAACTTCGTTTACGTGATTTGGTTCACCATCAATATTACGAATCTCAGTATCACCAAATCTTCCATAATCTTTTAATTGCATACAGTTCCTTTTTGAATATAATTCATCATTTTAATATAAGTAATTTTTAATAATTTTCCAAGAATTATCTTGTTATAAATTTCAATGTTAAACTTCCTTGGAATGTTCTAGTCCCACCACTATCTGCATGATAAATAGTTGGAACTATTATATCTCCTGCATCTAAATTAACACTATATGTATCATTAAATTTATAAGGAACTCTTAGAGTGCTTATTGTTACTGTTTTAGCAGCTCCGCCAGCTCCAGCAGCTAAGGCAAGTGTAGTATCACCTGTTCCTTCTGTAACTGTTCCATGGTAAATCCCTATAGTAGGATTATTTGTTGAAGACTGATTTGAGATAACTCCGTGCATACCTTTTAATGTACAGTTTTCTGGAACAACAAATTGTCCTGCTACATCTCTATAATTAAATCCTGTTGGGTCAACATCATAATCATCCCATCTTCTAAGAGAATTTGCAGTATCATCTACATCTATATAATAATACCTACTATGTGTAAGAGTTAAAGCATAAAATGGAAATGATTGCCAAATTACTGAACCAGTTATAGTTCCTCCACTAATTGTTCCTGTGGTAGTTATATTTGAGCTTCCATTATCTATTGCTCCAAACCCACTAGTAATACTACCAGCATCTAATGCTCCTGTAGTAACTATACTAGAACTACCTGCTACAGCACCTGCTCCTATATCACTTAATACTTCAGCACCTGTTCTATATTTAACAGTTCCACTATCAGAAACTAAAAATTTATCTGTATCACTACCTACGCTAGAAATACTTGCTTTTATTGTTCCAGCTAACTCTAAATTACCACTATTATCTAATTCAAATTCACTAGGGTCAGCTAGTGTACTTCCTGTCCCATTATCTATTTTAAATTTATTAATAGTATCATCTGTATCAAATCCAATTTTCCAACGAGGAGTTGCTCCAGACATAAATCTTATTATAGGAGATTTTAAAGCTGTAACCACATCAACTAGTGTGTTATTATCTTCATCATCAGGATTAAATTTAAATGTATTAGAAGTAGAAGTATTTAATTTATCATCTCCAGTAAACGAAGGATTAGTAAACATAGTAGCTTTAGACTCATTAGTTACTTTATCTAATTCTAAATCTTCTTTTAATTTACCTTGTACTATTGTTTTTATAGAGCTAGAATTAGAACTAAATCTAATTGTATTAGAAACATCAACAAGCTCTCCTCGCCCTTCTCTTAAAATAAGTTCTCTAGTTCCATCTTGTTTAGGTCTAAAAGTAATTTCATCAGCACTATCTGCTATTCTGCTAAGATGTTTATAAATGTCTATAATTATATCATTTAACAAAGATAAATCTAAATCTCTTAAATATGGAGGTATAATTTTATTTTTCATTATTTAAGTGTTTTTAGGCGATAAATAAATGATACTGAATCTACAGTACCTCTTTGATTTTTTAATACAACTTGTAATTTTTTACCTTTAGTTCTTCCAGGTAATTTAAGAGAAGGTCCAACATATCTTATTGGAGCATGAACCCAATCAGTTGAAATAAATTGAGTAAAATCTACAGCAGTTGTTCCTAATTGTCCTCTATCACAAGCAATATCTACTTTACTAATTTCATCTGTAGAAAAATCCCATGTAAGTTTAATTTCTTTAACCTTAACTATTTCATGAAATGATTGATTAGAAACTTCATTGTAAACTTCAAAATATAAATATTGACCTTTAGAAATATACTTTAAAGGGTTATTTGGTAGCATATCACCTTTTTGTACGTAATCTTTTTGAAATGTATCTGTACCTGTATTAAACTCTGGCATAGTTGAAGTATATAAAGTAAATGCATCTGGTAAAGTTTGGTTAATATTACCTATTGAACCAGGAGATGGCAAGGGATATTTAATACCATAAACTGTTCCTTCATCACGTCCTGCCCCTTTAGCCATTTTAACATTTGAACTTGCTATCGGTTTTGATATACTATAATTTTTATTATCAATAGTAAGCTTTTTTTGATGTCCATCTATAAAAACTTGGACATCATCAGTAATGCTGGAAAAATGTGTAGTTGACCAATTTGAAAAAGAAGGAGCACCAGTTAATTTTACAGATTTCCAAACTTTATCTACGTTTAAAGTTCCCATATCAAATTCTTTACTAGTCCAATCCCAAGCTTTAGAATTTAAGTTACTTCTTCTTAAAGAAAAAAGTTGGTATTGTGTAGATAATAAAGTATCTCCATCTCTTCCTAATACAGCAAATTTAGCTGGGTAATCTAGAAGTAAATAATCAAACCTACCTGTTTTAGGATAATAAGTATACATCGCAGTTTTTGTTTTTGTATAATCATTAGAATTAACTTCTTTAACACCTTGGACCATAAAATAAACACACTTATTTCTTCCGTCATATGCAACTATTGGGTCAATACCTTCTAATATACACTTGTCTAAGGCAGCTCTATAACCAACTGTTGTTTCTGGATTATCATTATTAAATAAAACTGTTCCACCTATATCTACAGGTTTTGTTCCATCATGTTGATACATACTATTTTTATCACAAAAGAACATACCAAAATCAGTAACTACTAATGAGTTTTGATTAAGAATTCCTACACCTTCTTGAATTGATTCAATATAAAATTGTTCAGGATTTATTCTATATATCTTTTCTCTACCAAATGCCCATAATTTACCAGCAAAACTAGCTAAAGCTATAGGTTTTGATGGAAGAGCTAAAAAGTCTTCTGCCCAATTAAATTGACTAAATCTACCAGGCATAGACCTAAATATCATATTAGTAGTATCTGTAAAGTTTCTATTCCAAACATCTGCCACAAATAAAAAGTCTGCTAATTGAGCTGAAGTTGCAAAATTCATTTCTGATGACTTTAGTGTTTCACTTAATCCAGTTGTAGCTTGATAACTTTGCATAGCAACTCTATCTTTAAAAGTAGCAACATATGTTTCATTGGTAGTTTCAGGCCCATTTCCTAATTCTTCTAAATTTACTTGATGTACATATCTGAATTCATCAGTTTCGTTATTTCTTCTCCATACAACAACATCAGTTACTCTAGGGCTTAAGCCTAATAATTCAGCTCTAGCTAATTCTAAAGTACAAATTAAGTGGTCCAAATCTCCAGTTAAAGCAGTTCCATTATCATATTGATAAACCCAATCAGATAATGGACCATCTTGATATCCATCATATAAATAAGATAATTTATATTCAACCACATCACCTGTATGAAAATCTGTAGTTCCAGAAGCAGCTCCGCCTGTTGCTGCTGAAAATCCCATTTGTATAGAAGTTTTCAAATGACAACCATCATCATCATTATCTCCTGATACAGTGCTACTAGTACCTGTTCCTGTTCCTTGATAAGAACCTAATTGTTCAAGAGGAAATCTAGTACTTAAAGCTCCATCAGCATTATCAAATCCTCCGAAACAATTAGCAACATCTTCATAATCATAAAATTTATCGAATAAATAATGTAAATCAGTTGGACCTGCTGCACTAGTTGACATAGTTGGCCATTGACTTCTTCTATAATGTAAAACCATTTGATTATCATTATCCTTACTACTTCCCCACATAATAGGACAATAAACATCATAAGTATTCCCTTTATGTAATAATCCATGACAAAGATTTTTACCTGTAAGTTTTTCATTATAAAACATTCTTCTAGCTTGCTCAGTAGAACCAAGCCTAAGAGGTCTAATGCCTTGATTCCATTTATATGCTAACCTAATTTTAAAATTACTACTATCTTCATTATCACCATTTCCATGAACAGGAATAACAACTAATATCATAGTTCTTTTAGTACCTGACAAATCAGGAGCTGTTGCGTATATCATAGTACAACTTGAGTAAGTATTTAAACTATTCAAATCATAATAAGTTGCATAATTATCTAAAGCATGTACTTTTATATCATAAGTTCTTTCATCAGTTCCAGATTCAGTATATGTAAAATAAGCATTTATTGGTCTTTGTGTAACTCTTGGAGCTTTTAAAAAAACATATGGACTAGCAGATGAATTTTTAGTTCCTCCTGTTATAAAGGGCATAACACTCCAACACCAGACAATCCTTCTGTTTTGCCACTGTTTTCCACCAGGAACTTCATCTTCTCCACCATCAACAACTGAATTCATTACAACGTTTCCAGATATATTTTTTTGAAAAGCAATATCAGAAGCATAATATCCTCTATCCATACCATTCCAATAATATCTACCCCATTGAATAATTTCTGGGTCATCTATTTCATAGTTACCACCTGCATTATCTCCAACTGGTCTATCACCAAATTCTGTAGCATATAAAGACGCAATAGAAGTTTGGGTGTTATCCATATTAGTATACCATGTAAAATATCCTGTCCCTTCACCACGTGAACCAGAAAATGTTCCCGCTCCTTTAGAGTAATCATTTGGTCCACCGTGGTCTACATTAAAATGTCTACAACGCAATTGACCATAAGTCCATTTATTATTTCCATCAAGATAATCTTTATCTTCGTTTTCAAATCCAGAAGAAGAACTATATGCATTAGAACACCATGTTGTTGTAATCATATTATAATGACCATAACCATCTTGACCTTTATAACTATCCCAAGTATTCCATGGATTAGTAGTCGTATAATCATCAACATGTAAGTCATGAGTTCCATTAAAATCATGTCCCCAACGATATTGATTATATTTTGAATAACCTAAAGTAGCTCTTACACCATTTTGCGTATCACGACCAGCTTCTACATCTATAACTCCTGCATCATTAGCCGCTTTTGTTGGTCTTCCTTGAACTTCTGGTATACCCTTACTAAATGTTAAAGTGCCATCAGTAACAGCTCCGCCTGTTGTAGATAATGCAGTACCATTTAAATTTCTTAATTCAAATGAAGTAACTGCTCCAGGAGTATCAACACTATCAACATATGCTCCAGTTGGTATGCCTGTACCACTTACTGACATATCAGGCATTATCTGAGAATTAGCATTACAAGTTACTGTTGGGTCATTGTCATAATCGCATGTACTATCTGTGAAAGTATTTCCATTACCACTCCAATCTGTAACTGAATCTAAATCGCTAACTGAATCAGTTTCAAAACCTATATTACCATAAGCATCTGATGAAGTAAATGCAACTGGAGAATCATGCATAGTACATAAAACCTGTTTTTTATCATAATTTTGAATACCTAAAGTTGCACCTGATGCACTTTCGCCAGGATTTCCCTGCCAATGCAAAACTTTATTAAATGCATTATAATTTGCTACTATATATCCACCATCTTGTACAAATTTTCCACTTACTTCTGAAGAAAAAGTTACTATATGAGCTACATCTTCATCATTATCGCCAGGTATATCTTCTACTTCTAATGCTTTAACACTCCACCATTGTGAATAATAAGGAATTAAACAATGTCTAGTAGGGGCATGAGACCTTGCGTTATCTTCTGTAATATTGTCTCTATACCATCCAATATTATATCCCATACGTAAACTATACTGAGCACGATGTGTATCGTCTCCATAAGTAGCATTATTAAATCCTGATGAATCTCCTCTATAGAAAGGAAGTTCTATCATATGCCACATTCCACTAGGGTCTTTATAACAGAGCCCACCTTGAACAGCATCTATATGTCCATGTTCTCTAGTATGGTCTACATGACCTTGAACACCGCTACTTATAGGCCGACCAAGAGTAGTGCCCTGGTCCCAATAAGTGTGTAAAATATCTCTTATTATAAGATGTCCACCATTTCTTCTTAGTTTAGCATTACTAGGAGTTGTATTAGTTCCACCAGTTTTTGTATCATATATTTCACCAGCGTTAAGAACAAAATCACCTGGAATATTAGTCATATTACTATCACTAAATAAATCTGTAGTATCGTTCCAAAATTGTCTTGCAGAGTCTGTATATGTAATACCTGAGCCACTATTAATAGCCTCATCTGTTCCATTACCTAAATATTTTTCATTATTTCCCCCTCCATGAGGTATTCCTCTTGTTATCATAAATTTGTCTTTAGGAGCATAAGCAGTATCTAGAATCTTACCGCATTCTTGAAACGGAGGAGTTTTATCATACATCCATAATTTATTATCATCATTCCCTGTATCTGTGGGCCTAAAATTAAATAAAAATAAATCCCAATTATTAAAAGTCGCTTCGCTATCTTGAGAGTACATAACCCATACTCTCCATCTACCAAGACCGCTTGCATTATAAGCTCCATCATCTAGATGAGGTCTATGAGAGTGAGTTTCACAAATAGAAGAAGGAAAACCTTTTGGATTTGGAGTCCAATATGGGTCAGTCCATGGCTGACCACCATTTTCTGTTCTATCCCACCATGGTATTTCTAACAAACCTTCTCCTGAATCGCTACTTGTTAATGAAGAATGAATTCTATCAAAATCCATTTTAAATTCTTGTGCAGTTATTCTTTTAGAATCATTATCTTGACCATGCCAATTCACTACATCAACAAGCCAAAGTTTATCATAATGTTCAGGATTAGAAGAAGTTACCCATAATTTACCATGACCAGCATAATAATTTCTACTAATTCCTATAACATTACAACTATTATCTGAATCAGTATAAACATTATTTAAAATAACAAATTCATCAGCATCAGCCCAAACAATTTGATGGGTTCCATTATGGTGGTCACTATTTGTAATTCTAACCCAATCACCAACTATATAGCTATGATTAGCAGTAGTATGAAATTTTACATATTTATCTATAGTATCATCTGTTCCTCCAGTAGTACCTACTGAATTACACCTAGTAACTGTATCAACAGTTAATAAATTTTGTGTAGATGTTCTTCCTCCTATACCTCCTAAACCATCAGTACTCATACATTCTGCAATTGTACCTATTTTAAAATCTGAAACACCACTTATATAATGAGCTAAATCATATGATGTAATTCTTTTTGTAAATTCTGTAGAAGAAGTAGTGTTACCAGTAGCACCTTCTTTTGAAAATGTATATTGAGTTTCAGCACTAGATATGTTATCATCATTACATTCAGATAAAGCTATTCTATATAGCATAGAAGAATCATTAAACATTCCATAAGACCAGGCTGGAGCAGGAAAATCTGCTGTAGTACTATCATGATGTGTACTAGTTCCAGATAAAGACCCTACATATAATAATCTTGGATATGTATTAACATTACCATTAGATTGAGCTAAGGAGTCAGTTCCAGTTTTAGGAGCTGCGACTACTTGAAATAAATCTCCATCATGAAGTTCTACACCTTCTGCAGAAGCTGTTACAGCTGAGGTATCTCCAAATCCTATTTCTTTTATTTTTCTTAATTCAAAAATAGCTTCTCCTGCAGCAGGCGCTCCTAAGGTACTATCTTGTATAACTGAAAATGCTTGAGCATTAGCTTCATTACCTATAGACACTCTAAATATCATACCTCTTTTGCAACTTAAGGTCCAATCAAAATGTCCATCATCTGTAGCAGCTGTATAATCATCTTGAAACGCATGCCCAGCATTTGCTAAACATTTCATTACCCAACCATTTAAACTTCTATAGTCATTAATGGAAGCATCAGCTTCTACGTCTGCTCCACCAAAGTCTGTACCAACTGTTCCTCCGCAATACAAACTAGCTGCACCAGCTATCATACTATTATCACTATTCATATCTCTATTTAAAGTAGGAACTACTACTTTATCAAACTCATAAAATCTATCTAATTTTGGAGGAGACTGTAAACGTAGTTCATCAAGATAACTTCCGCTTAAAGTTCTTTCTAGTTGCCTTCTATTTATTTTTCCATACCATCTTGAAGGAGTTGTAGATAAACCTCCTACACCTATATATAAATCATTATTTCTTTGTTCTGCAGTAATCTTATTTCTACCAGCATTTTCTACACCTGATGCTACAGTAGTAGAACTAGAAGTTTCTGTATAAAAATTTTCATATGCACCGAATTGTCCAGCATTATTTATAAATGCTAATGTATGCCCTTCATTATCCTCTAAAACTTTTATCCAATTTAGTTGAAAGAAATTACCGATTTGCCCAACTCCATGCGTAGCATTTGCAGGGTAGTGTTTTATATAAGTTGAACTTATATTACTATCATGATAAACATTTATATTAGGTATTGGTCCATAAAAATTATTTGTAAATCTTACTGCAAATATACCATTAGTCCAATCCATTTCATTTTGGTCTAAACCTTCCCATGTTAGGGTCATATAATTTGTATTTATTTCTTTGTATTCGAAAGTATCTTCACGAGGTTTCATAGAATTTTCAACAAAAGCTTTTAAACTAACCCAAAAAAATGCAAGAGTAGCGTATGAAGATATTCTATATTCTCGTAAATCAGGAGATTCTTCATTCCAGTAGTCATATGCATCAGAATCAATTAAATTGTAAGAGGTTTTAGTAGAGTCTTCACTAAAATATACAAGCCAATGAGATTTATAAGTAGGAATTATAAAATATTTATTTGTTAGTTGAGGATATACTACTGAAGTCCAATCTGCTTCTGAATAATTAAATGCTATATAACTTGATGTTGTTCTTTTATTTTTCCACCCACCATCACTTAATATTAAATCGTCTTGAACACCTATTAAAGAACCTTGTTGAAGAGTTGCGTCTACATTAGAAGAGTAGACTGCTGCTTCTTTAGGCACATCAACTCCAGAAGGAGAGCCTATTATCCCAGTATGAAAGGCTTTTATTTCTTCAAATTCTTTTGCCATACTAAGTGGTCGCTATATAAAATTCTATATCACAAGAAGCTGTATCAGCTTCAACTGTTATTTCTGATAAATCACCAAATCCAGCTTTGTATGTACTTGTACCATTTGTATCAGAACTTCCTGATGTATGGTCAGCTATATTAGCTGTAGTTTCCGCTCCTGTTGTTGCGTTTCTAGTAACAAGAGTATGCGCTGTTGCTCTATATCCATCAGTAGAATCTCCACCTGTTACTGCCCCTACACTACTACCTGATACTGGATTTGCGTTATCATGCGAAAATCGTAATCCTGGAATTATTTTATTTGTAGCTGTAATATTAGTTATATCATCGCTACCATCAGCTGTATCTCCAGTAGCTTCAGTAAATCCTAATGGAACTTGGTTTGCTAACATTGTATCAATAACTCCAGATGATGAATCGGCATTATAAATAAATGATTGCCCTTTATCTAATTTAAAACATACTTCATTACTATATTCATTTTTAAATACTAAGTAACAAAAGTTTGTATCATCAAGATTTGTTATTCTTAAATATCTTACATTAGCAGCAATATACTGACCTGAAGCTTCTGTCGTAGAAAATTTAACAATATCAGCTTCTGTAGTTGTGGCTGTCATTAAACGCTTTACAACATTCTTTATTCCTGTGATAGAAAATGAGTTTACAGCTCCCATATTCATTCCACCAAGTACTATACCTTCTTGTATTTTAACAGTTAATGTGCTAGTTGAAAAAGACCTAGCCATATTTTATCTCCTTTTTTTCTTTATACTTACATTCAAAATCTTTAGGTGGATGAGCAATTTGCTCTATTAAATCCAACCTTTTTTCTAGTTGTTTAACTTTCTCATCTAATTCATTATCATCAAAAACATACGACATCATTTTATCTAATTTAAAATGCTTAGTTAAATAACTTGCCATTTGATTGATTAACATTTTAGATAGTATCATTATCTCTTTCCATCATTCTCATAAATTTATCCTTTAATCCATTTCCGCTTAATCTAGCTATTATTTCCACTTGAGCTCTAAATATTCCATTTAATTTTTTCTGTTCCATTTGCACTAATTTCTGTTGGTCAATCAACTTAATAATAATACCTTCCAACCTCTTGAAGTCTTGGTCTAGTTCTGTCATAAGAGTAGATTGGATGAACCTGTTTTGTTTCCAAATGAAAAATCCGAATGCCATTGCTACCGCTACTGGTATTCCAAATTGTTCCAATATTGTAAGTACGTCCATTAACCATCTATCCAATCCAACAATCTAGAAATAGGACTTGGTTTATTTAATATATATCTATGTGAAGCACCAGCTGTTTTAGGTCCCCATAAACTATCAAGTTCTGATTGATTATCGAGATATCCAATATCACCTAAAAATTGCTGTATTTGATATACTTCTTTTTTATCTCTGGGATTTTCTCCTTTACCTCCCATTAAAAGAGACAGTATAGATGGATTATTATAATACACTTCATCCATCTTTTTTGCCATATCATAATTATAATTACTAGGGTCTAAAGCGCCTTCGCCTTTTGGTTTGGTATCAGAATACCATACTCTTCTATTGCTACTATATCCAGCCATTATTTATTCCCATCTATTAGTTCCCCCCATAATGAGGTTTTACCATTTATTATTTGTACTATATGCACAGTAAACAAACCTCCTCTAAAGTAATCTACTACTGCAAAGGCATGAGACCAATTTGTTAAATTACCTTTTAACCATTTGTTTTTTTCAGGGCTCATATCTTTTAAACATCCAACACTCCAAGCTGATATTGGTCCACCTATTATAGTAGACGAAGCTTGTTGTAATCCGTGATGATGACCATACATAACACTTTTTCCATATGCTAAATGTGCTTTTGCATGATGCATACCCTTTTTCTTATCTCCGTGATAGAACCTTAATTTACCTATTTTTAGCCACTTTTCTGCAAAAAGAGTATTTGAGTAATACTTATAACCTCTTTCTTCTAGGTTAGTGCAATTTTCAAATTTATATTGTGGTAAATACGGATGTTCTTCAACAAACATATTACACCATTCATCATGATTACCTGCTGTAATATATTTTTCTTTACAATTTACTTTATCTAAAGATTCATCAATACTGTCAAAAAGCTCATTAACACCTATAATATCCTTATCAATCCTTGGTATAATGTACTCTAGTGGTGGTTTTTTCTTTCTTTTCCACTGCCAGTGTGATACACTGTGCCATTCTCCAAAGTCACCTAAATCTACATAAATATCAGGTTTTATTATTTCTATTGCTTTCTTAACGACATTTATTGCCGCTTTATCATGTATCGGTGCATGTTTGTCTGGTGTGACAATTGCACGTTTTAACACGCCCTTATCTTTTGCCATAACTCTCCTAATTCATTAGTTTGTCTACTTCCCCCCAATCATTTGGGTTAGTCCAAGCGGAGGTCGCGTTCTCCAAAAGTTCTAAGGTCTCTATTCTACTTAATTTCAAAAATCTACTACCACATTTTAAACATTGCCATAATAGTTCACTATCATAAGCTCCTATTATTTCCAGACCTGCAATAGATTTTTTACTGCAAGAAGGACATTTTTTAGGCCTTGTTTTATACGATTTATCATTTTCAATACCGATTCTCTCAACTATATCTCCCTTTTTTTTATCAGTTATATCATTAAGTAGAACAAATAGTTTATTTATCATTATTTTAAGATAGCTTTTTTAATCACATCTTCAACAGAATCATAAACAGCATCTAATATTTTACCTTCTGTTTTCTCAGAAATAAAAGGTATATCAACATTATCATTTAATTCTTTGACAATTTTAGCTTTCATTTCATCATTAAATATATAACCTACTATCATTTGTTTTATATCCACTTTGTTCTCCTATAGTTTAAATCCAAATAACCAAGTTATAAACCCAGCTATTATTGTTACCATTAATGAAGCTATAACATTTAATCTTGCTATAGCACTTTCGTTTGTTCTAACTCTACCATTCTGCTCTTTTAATAAAGACTTTATTTCTTTTACATCTTCTAATGTTCTTTCTTGAACAGCAGTAATATGAGTTAATTTTTCTATAACTTGTTTTTCCATTAAAAGTCCTGTGCTTTAATAAATCCACTTGCTTGTTTAGTCCTTGTCCACTTTCTTATTCTTTTTATACCTTGTAAAAAATCATCCATAAAAACTTGATGTATTTTCATATCTATTTTAGGAGGAAATTTATAAGCATAAGCTATTGCTCCCATAACTAAAATTTCATGAAATTGTTCTGGAATAGCTGATAAAGGACCATGATAATCTAACATAGCATCAGTTTGGTCTGTACCAGCTGCAGATTGAGTAAATCGTTCTGGAATCCATGAACCATATACTCTTATATTATATGTTCCAGTAATAGAGCAAGTTTGATAATCGCTAGTTCTTCCATCTCTAGAAACTGCATTTTTTACTTTTTCTACAATACCAATTCTAGAGAATACTTTTTCTGCTGAAGTACTTGCTGCTGTATATTTTTTATAAGGACTAAGAAACCAAAATCTTTCATTTTCAGCATTCGCAGAAGGAGTTGCTAATGCTGTATCAGCTGTATCTTCTGAATTTGTTCCAAACTCATCATCATCTATTAATACTTCTCCAACTAGTCTTGGAATAAAAACATCATTAAATGATACTTTATCTATTTGTAAAAGATGTCTTGGAAAATTATAAAATCTTTGCCCAGCTATACTGCTTATTATTTCTGTTCTTTTATAAATATTAGTTTCTTCTGCTATTCTGTCTGCTGCCATTTCAATAAATAACTCATATTGCCTTCCTGATAAATCAGGATGATGCAGTTTCATTATTTCTGTTAATTGTACTTTATTCATTAGTTTTGACTTCTTTCTGCAGGAATGCCATATTTACTTCTAACATTATTTATAAGAATAGCTTTTATTCCAACTAATGTGTTAGATTGTTTTGTTAATAATTCAACCAATTCTAAATCTTCATCGTCATGAATAAAGTCACTTAAATATCCTTCTACTAAATTTAAAGCCATTGATACATATACAGCTTTTCTACAATCATCAGGAATACCATAAAATAATTCTTTTTCATCACTTGCTCCAATTAAAACAAAATTTTGTAATCCAGAAGCTTCATCTAAATTGTGTGTTTGATATGAATCTATATTTACTCCTACTCCAAACTTTGGAAAAGACATATAATAAATTTTTCCAGTAGGTTCAGAAGATGAATTTTTAGGAAGAATATTTATACCTCCTGATGAGTTAACATACCATGCAGGATTAAATGGGTCATTTTCAAAATATAAACTATTTGGATTTACAGCTTGGCCATCATAGTTAAAAACTTTTCTACAGTTATAATAATATTGATTATCATTTACGGTATCTTCAGCTGTAGTATTTTGTCTTACTACTTTTAAAATTCTTTTTTTATGCGTTTTAGTAAAAGCTCCATCATTATATGTTGAATTAGCTGTTATTGAATATCTTTCATATAAGTTATCTAATATTATATCATCTAATATTAAGTCTGAAATCTCTATAAATGCTTCTTCAAAAGCGTTATTTACTACAAAATCTCCAAACATATCAAAAACTGCATCACTTAAAATAAATTTTAAATAATCTATTGGAGCTTTACCTCCACCAACAGACATTGACATTGTGCCAACATCATCTCCATATGGAGATAATCCAATATTAGAACCTATGTCATCAATATTTAAGTTGCCACCATTATTACCAGCCATTATTTACCCTTTTTATTTTTTTTACTATGCTTTCTTCTAGTACTTGGTTTAACACTAGAATTATATTTATTTCCTATACTACCACTATAAACTTTTTTTGCCATTTTATCTCCTTATAAGGGGCCCGAAGGCCCCCTATAATTTAGTATATTAAATACTATTATTAGTTTGTTTGACCGTGAGATGGGTCTGGACCTACACCACCAATCATAGAATTGGTAGTTGCATTAACATCCATACCAACATAATATGTAGGGTCAATACCTGAACAATAAAATTGATACTTAATATTTACTGCATTATGAGTATCATCATTCATTGTTAGTCTATACCAAGGTAATGTATAGTCAGATAAATCAACTGTATAGAGTTGTACGCCAGTAGCATCAGGTGTTATATCAGCATCTAATTCAGAGCCAATCATAACCCAATTTTTACCGTCATGTGAACCATCAATACTAAAGCCAGATGCAACATCTGCACCTGCTGTAGTAATATTAAATCCAACAATTATCTTTCTACCGTTAACCCAAGTCCCTCTTAAAGCTGGACTGATAAATTCAGCATCAGTATCAGAAGGGTCAGTTTCACTAGTATAAAGATAACCTATACCATTTTCATTATCAAACTTCCATTTCCCATACTCAGAATCTGTAGCATGAGTTGTACCATCAGTTATCTCAGCTCCAGTGGAGCCAGATGCACTTATACCTAATAAAGCCATAATCTACCTCCTACTTAAGAAAACTTAAGAACTGCATGGGTTTCAGGTAACTGAATTTCCAAGCCAGCTTCAGTAATGATTTGGTCTTGTCGACCATCAACACCGTTGTCTTGAACATTAGTTTCTATATAGGTATCTCGACTAATACCATTACCCATTAATGGACGATAAGCAACATTCTTTAAATCAACTGCAACACAGTAATTTTCCCAAACACCTCTTAATAAAGGTTCTGCTACAAAATGTAAATTACCAAATATAGTATTTACTTTTGTTACTGTATGTCCAAATTGACCAGGAACGTTATCCACATTTAATCTGTATTGTGAACTTCCAACTGTATTATTCATAAAGCCACCAGAACCTAATTTATTTAGATATGTGATAACTTTTCTTGAAGCTAATACAAGTTTATTTCCACTATTTCCACCTTCAGGAGCGAAGTAATCTTCCATCGCATCTAAGAAAGCATCATAACCAGATGAATCATATGTCATATTATAGACTTTTCCGTATGTCTCAGCATAAGGTAGGATACCATGAGTTCTCCTTAAAGGAGCACTACTACTAGCTTCGTTACTTGAAGTACCGTTACCGAACAACATTGCTTGCTCAATATCCATTTTGTGTTCCATTAGTTTTTCTGTCCAAACTCTTTGAAACTCATTTTTAATACCTCTATACTCAGTAGCTAAAGCTGTACCAGAGAATATGCTCATACCAGTTTTAAATATCTGGCAATAGCCTTCTCTATCGTACATTTTATCTTGCCATCCATCAGGAGTATCAGTTCCCTCTGCATAAGCACTACCTATAACCTGACCTCTAGCTTGGTCTGCAATAGCAAAAGTCGCATCAGCTGTATCGTAGAATTTAAGTTTTGTATCTACTACACCAGCGCCTGAAGTTACAGACGGAGTTGCATCTACAAGAAATCTACGAGGAGTTCCAGTTGTGTCCTCAATTGCTACTATCAAACCTTGAACTAAAAAGTTAGGTTTTTGTTCTGCTGATTGAATACTACCGTATTCATCATAATAACAAGCTAGTTCTACCAAATCATCACCTGAATCATTTATATACTCAGTTCCAGCTGTATAAGCATTACTTGCTACAGCTTCACTAACTACAAAATTTCTTCTTTGCCATTGGTGACGTTGTTCTAGCCATTTAAAAACAGGGTCGTTTGTCGCTTTTTTGGCAACTTTCGATAAGTAAACGAAAAATGGACTTTGTTGAGGAGCAAGTTCTGCAACTCTTTCCCCAAAGTTAAATAATCTACGAGTACTATCGATTGAAACACCTTGAGGCGCATTACTACCCTGACCACTATAAAAGTTAGCCATTTCAATCTCCAATTATATTCTTCTCTCAGCTGTCGCGTAGACCTTCGAGTAAGAATTAGTTTAATTTACCAAGGATTACTTTTCTTGTAATCATTTATCATTGAATCCATAATTGATTCTTCGGAAGATTTTTGAACAGGTTGCTGTGAAGGCAATACACCCATAGGTGAAGCTACTTGCTGTGCTCTAGCTTGCTGATTAAAAGTTTCACTAGGTTGGGCAGGAGCTTGATTCATTGCTGCACCACTACCGTTTTTAATTCTCCAAAGTTCAACTAGGTTATCTATATTTAAAGAATCTGGTTTTGACATATCTGATATAAAAGACTGAGCTTCTTGTTCAGAAAGACCATGATGTCCTTGGACTTCTTCGTATATTCCACGAAGCTGTTGATTTGCTTGTTGTTGAGCTTGAGCTCTTTTTATGTTCTCAACTCTAACCTGCTCCTCTTTATCAAGTCTTTCTTGTAATACTGCATTGTTATATTCGCTTTTCATTGCTGAATATTCAGTCATTTTATCACGCCAAGTTTCAACTTCATCAAGATATCTTGCACTAGGACTACTTGGGTCTTCCAAAGCATCGGCTCTGGTAAACCCTGATGGTTTTTCAGGTCTATCTGGAGGTGGAGGGAATTCTTCTGCAGGTTGTTCTTGCACAGGAGCTTGAGCTTGCTGTACATTATTAATCTGAGATTGCATAGTATTTAACTGCTGTTTCAAAGCGCTGTTTTCATTTTTAACTTTATCTGCCTGAGATTGCCAATACTGGTATCTTCTCTCATCATTATCGTTAGAAGTCACAGGGTTTGAAACAGGTTTACTACCATCCTCACTTACCGCTTCTTGAACTACATTAGTTTCTTCAGTGGTTGTACCTTCAATACTATCTGAAAAAAACGCATCTTCAATTGATAAACTGGAGCCCTCTTGGTGTCCACTAGGGGTATCCACATTTGTTTCGTCTATTTGTGCCATTATTTCTTTCCTTTTGTTTTAGTTGCTCCTTCGCTACCAGGAGGTGAACTAGGATTTTTAGTTGCCTCAGAAATCTGACGCTTAACTGTAGCTAAGCTATCATCCAATCTTTTCTCATACAAGGTCCCAGAAGATTGAGCTTTATTTTGGATTTTATCAAGGTCGGCTTTAAATTTCTCAACCTCAACTCTTTTCCTAAGGTTAACTGCTTCTCTATCTCTAGTTTGCAAGTCACCTTGAAGCTTTTTAATATTTTCTTGAGCTGCTTGTAATTGTTGTTGTAATTGGGTAATAGCATCGGTCCTTTGCATGACCCCTTCCATATCGAACACTTCTGTTTTCTTAAGAACTTCAACCTTATCAACAAGTCCTTTAGCATAAGCATCCATATAAAATTCTAATTCTGCATATCTATTAGTTGGTAATGTACCTCCGCTTACAACTGTAATATCGTATTTACCAACTGTAATATCATTAATAATTTTTATTTCACCAGTTTTATCATCAACTAGTTTTTTATTAATAACATATTCGTTTATAGAGTTATTTGGTTGAATGACTCTAAACACTTTTTGAGTGCTATATAATTGTTGCATTAATGGGATTGCTACTTGTCCTACTCTAACTAATGCGGCTTCTACATCTGCTAATTTAGATTTTATTTTTCTTTGACCAAATTCATCTAAAGCAATAGTTGCTTTATATGTTTCTGGAGCTGCAGCAGTATTTCCTTGCATTAATTCATATAATCCTAATTGATGGTCAATATCGTTTTTAGCAGTCTGTTCATTTGAGTATAGCTCATTAGGTAACGGACTAGGTTGAACTGTTACAGGAGCTCCATCTGTTGGGTCATAAGGTATAGCAACACCAGGCTGTGCCCATTTTTCTTCAAACTCTTGCATATCAATACTGCCTTCTGGAACTAATATTTTAGTATTAGTACTTGTAGTAGCATGTGCTATTATTAAAGAACGAGTTTTATTTATGTATTCTTGTAAACCTTTTACCATTCTAACATCAGAAGTAGGATAAGGAGTTCTAGTATGCAGATTACATAAAGGAACTATAGGATAATCTTCACAAGGAAGTATTCTTGAATATAATAGTGTTTCTCCAACAATGATACATTGCTTAATTCTTGTAGCCATTAATTTAACAATTTTAATTGCTTGTTTTAAAATCAACTCTTGAAAGTCAATCTTTTGCGCCATAACAGGAGGTATTTGAGAAGGAGGTAATTCGCTTTCTGCAGGATAACCAGCTTCTTTCATTTGTGCTTCATTAACTGCTTGTTCCTTTAATATATTTAGTTCTCTTTTCTCTTCTAATTGAAGAACTAATTTTTCAGCTTGTTTTTCATCTGTAATAATATTACCCTCAATTATCCAGGCTGGTCTTTGTATGTATTGATTGAACTCTTCTTCTTTGAATAAATATTCTTTTCCAGAGAACTCTTCAAATACTCTAACTCTAGGAACTTCTATTTTATAGTATCTTTCATAACCTCTTACATATTCACTTTGTTCATGTAATAATCCTACATCTTCTGGAAAGAATATTTCACTATTATTATCTCTTCCAGTTTCTGGCATATTAAAATCTTGTTCACTATTAGCATCATCTATTTCTTTTTTATATTTAGGATAAAGCTTTTTAGCTTGCTCTCTACTAAATAAACGTGACACAATTATATTTTCGGCATCATCAAAGAATTTGTTTCGACTATTAGGGTCAACATAGACATCAAGAGGGTCTATATCATGCATGCAAACCTCACCTTTGCCCATATCCATCATAGGGTCTTGGTATACATTTATGTAACCTATTCCCATTACATAATAATCGTCTATAGCTTGTTTAATAACAGATTCACCATCGGATATATCATACATATAAGATAATAGATTACTTAAAACTTGTGCTACTTTATTATCGGAATCTTCTCTTGGAGCTGCTCTAAAAGAAGGTCTTTTAGCTGTAAGCATTGCTTTTGCAGATTCAACAGCAGGGTGTATACGATTAATAACAATTGGAGCCTGTCCTCTTGATTCAAGTATTTTAGATTGTTCTTTACTCCATTGTCTACCTAAACGAAATTCTTTATCTTCTTTTGCCTGTGTAGCCCAAGGGTCTCTCTTTTTACTGTAATCCTTATATAACTGTAAAGTCTCAGTTACTATTTCTGGTGTCTTATTTTCTTCCATTTATACCTACTTTTTATCAACTTAATATACAACTATAAAGTCATCCAATCAAGCTTTTTCTGAACTGGTTGAATGTTTTCATCAAAATTATTAAACTGTTTTTTTCTTGATGGTTTCGAACCATCTAAAGCAGTCCATATAGCATCCATAACATCATCATGTTTACCTCTTGGATATGATAGAAATTCTTGTTGAGCAATATTATCTTGAGGTCTAAAGTAAAAAGTTCCCTTAGCAAATAAAGGAACTAATGAAAGTAACCTTTCGCTTTTACGCGTACGAGGTTTTACACCTTTTTCTAATCCAGGGATATATAAATTTTCTTTTAACATAATTTCTCTAACAGCTGTTCTTAAAGCTTCTTGATAACCAACTGTTTCAATCTTCATTCTTCTAGGCCTAAACTTCTTATAAACTTCAATAAGTTTCGTAGGCTGCTCTGCTGGAGATATTCTATCGCGAAATATATCAATAATATACTTATTATTATCATAATCAATACCGATTGTAGAGACCACAAAATAATCAGCAGTGGAAGAAAGGCTACTAGCAGGGTCAACTCCACAGTAGACTTCAATTGGCTTAATATCTTTTTCTTCACCTTTAGTCCTTACTAGGCAATTTTGCCCATTTATTCTTTCAAAATCGTAATGATGTAATTTAATCCATTCTGGTTTGAATGGAGCCATATCAGGAGATTGAGCTATATTCATATACTCTTGATAAAAACCATTTAAGTTTCCTACAGATTGAAATTCTTTTTTTATTTCCATTATTCTTGATTTAGGAAATCTTTCAGGCCATATACTTTTTTCATCTTCATCCCATATAGAATACCATAAAGTATTCCAAGCATCTGAGTCTTTTGCCCAATATAAAAAGCAATCTTCAGATATTACAGTACCAATCATAGCTATCCTGCCTTCATCTGATAATGACGGTATAACAGCTTCAGTTATCCATTTTCTATTCTTAGCTCTAGCTTCTGCAGTATATGCATTTAGTTCAGATTCAAAGTCATCTACTATAATAAGATTAGGACGAGTATCACCTTCGATAAATCCTCTTACTCTTTGTCCTGTACCTACCGCTATAAGTCTTGCTCCATTTTTAAGAACTATATCATTATTAGTCCATCTTTTAGCGGTATCAGGACCAAGGTCTCCAAATATCTCTTTAAATTTATCTGAATGAGTTAGATGATATTTAATACGTGATAAGAAGTTTATAGACTGAGTTTGTGATTCAGATATAATAACAATAAATAAATCTTCATCGCTTTTCTTAAAAGCTACTTTCCATAAAGGGAAGATGAGGGTGGTAACTGTAGACTTAGCTGTACCACGGGGAGCTGCAATTAACACCCTCCTTTTGTTGTCGTTAGCTAGAGAAGAGTATACCTCATTATGAAACGGTGGCGTACTCTTTCTAAGGGCTGTAGGGAAGCAGTGCCTTCCGAACAGAGCCATATTATTACGAAGCTTCTTTAAAGCCTGCATTTGCTCATATTGAGCTTCAAAGTCCATTACTTATTCCATATGTATTTTTTACTAACCATAAGAACCAATATTAATAGAATAACAGTTCCAATATCTATTAAATGATTTCCACTATCGCTTTCTATAGTTCCCATAGGAGTCTCAAGTTTTATACTTTCAGTTTTGTTCATTGACTCTCTTTAGTTGTAGTCTTAGTAGCTATAAGCTTATCTTCTTCTTCTCTCAGTTCATCTATTAACTTAGTATTGCTTACAGCCTCAATACTCTCTGTTGTTTTAATAAGTTGCTTCTCTTTCATACCGTGCATACCTTGTAGATTCTCTACAGCACGCATAAGATTAGTAACATCTTTTTTATCCTGAGCCATTTCTATTACTTTAGAAAATAGTTCTAAAGTATAGGTTTTATCTAGCCCATGGTCAGATAATAAGTCTGCAAGTTCTTCCTTAATCATTTTATCAAAAACCTCCGTTTTCATCATTCGTTTCCACTTTTTAAATTCAGTGGGTGTATAACTACCTAAGACCATATCAAGTGCTAAGTTATAGTCCCAAGTAACAGAGTAGGCTTTTGCAAGATTCTTCATCATATCTTGCTTAGACTTAACCTCCAAAGCTGGTTTGCCTGATAAGGTTGTGTTAGTCTTCCTACCTGATACCTTTAATTGTTTAGAAGCATATTTAGGATTAAAAAAAGTGTAACCCCATGGAAATCTGAGATATACATTCTCTTTGTTGTGATTAGAAGGATACTTTTTTCTTTTAATGACCTTAGCAACATAGTCATCGTCAGATATAGCATAGTCTCCCACTTGAGCCAATTTCCAGTAAACATACTCTATTCCTTGTTTATCAGCTTCTTCTTTTCTATAAACTGTATATGTTGTAAGACCTTTATCTTTATGGTCTATATTAATAGTATACAAATTAGTAAGGTTCTTCTAATAATGCTCGCGCAACATTAGCTGCTCCTGAAGACATACCATGTTGTGCTTGTACTATATCTTGAATATTCGCGTTCATTCCATAACCTCTAGGAGCATCCCAACCTTCATCAGAAGTATAGCCAGCAGTTGTACTAGGATGCTGTCTATAACTTTGGTAACGACCAGCTAAAGCTGATTCTGTCAAATTAGCTATTCCAGAGCCTACACGCCAATCTTCATCCCAGTCATATGCATTCTCATACATATCATAACCTTGCTGACCAAGTGCTGAATCTAAAATTTCATCTTCAGGAGTAAAGTATGGATTGGCTATTGCGTATTTTCCCCAATTATAAGCTGAAGGATTATGAAACAATCTTGTTGCTTCTGGTCCTAATCCAGCAGGAGTTTGGCTTGCACCAGCTCCGTCCATTCCTACAAGACCTAAAAGACCTCTATTTGTAATTGCCATATTATTTTCCTTTTTTATTTAGTTCAAAGTGAGGAAAGTCATCAAAATTATTGTCATCAACTTCAAAGTTTTGATTCCAATCTCCTCCCCAACGTAGTTTTATTCCCATAGACTGAGCAATGCCCAAGACAAATCCAGCAAAAAGGTGGAAACGCTCGCGGTCATTCCAATCAATAGGATAAGGGACCACATCAACAGCCCTGCTAGGATAATCGTTATGACGACCACTTGGGTACCTAACTTTAGTTTTTCCTTCATCATAAAGCTTATTTTGCCTTTCTTCACTTCTGTGCCCCTCTATTACACTACAATCAACATATTTAATTACTTCATTTAATATTTTTTGCAACCTTTCATCGCAAGTTGCTAAATTCTTTCTACTTCTTGTACCAAAT